TTACTTCGTTGGCTCCACGATCTCGCCGACGCGACGATAGACGGTCTCGGTGATGCGCTTGTCGGTGTGTCCAAGCAGCCTGGATGCCCGGCCCAAGTCAGCAATTTCTGAGGCTGCTTTCGGGCGGATGTCCCGGAACTGGAACTGACGGATTGCGGTGGCCAGCGTCTCGTCGAGGTCCTCAAGCGCCGCGCCGGCGGCGGCCGACCGTGCCTCGTCAAAGCGAATGCGCAGCATGGAGGATGTCATCCGGCGCCCATCGGGCGTAGTGATCAGGTACGGGCCGGCTACGCCGCGCTGGCGCCGCTGCTCGCACAGCCGCGCAACGAGTTCTCCAAGCGCCGTCGGGCTGCCGTCGACATCGAGCATGATGCGCAACTTCTTCGACGTCTTGCCCTGGGCGATCTGCAGGTGCCCATCCTGAATGTCCGCCTCCCGAATGATCAGTACGTCGCTCGGCCGCTGGGCGGTGAGATAGGCGAGGTCCATTGCGTCGCGGAGTTCCGGTGGAGCCGCGCCGTATACCGCGTTCCAGACCTCGGCCCTGGCGTAGAAGTCGCGCGGCGTCTCGCGGTTCTTGCGAACCCCCTTCACCGGGTTTTCAGCCGTGACGATTCCCCACTCCCTGGCGATGTTGAAGATGTGGGAGAAGAGGGATAGCTCCCTGTTCGCCCGAACCTTCGCGGACCGCTTGTCCCGGTACTGTGCCAGCACTTGGGGGGTGAGCGCCTCGACCGGCGCCTCTGAAAATGCCTTTCGCAGTTGCGTCAGCGAGAGGAGGTTGTCCTTTTGGGTGCGTGGCGCTTTCCCGGGGATGATCTCTTTTTCGTACCGGTCGAACACGTCACCCCATTTGCGCAGGGTCTTCGGAGCCGGACTGGCATCCAGCCGCGCCCACTCCAGCTTTGCCAGGTCCAGGTCGGTGCCGAGCGGGATTTCCTTCCTCTTTCCGTCCTCGCCGCGGCCGTCGTAGTAGTATCCAACCCACAATTTCCCTCCTTTCAGCTTCCTGATCCGGCGAATCATCCGGGGTGGGAGGTCCCTGTTCTTCGGCTGCTTCGGCCGCATTTCAACTCACCTTCGACAGATCCAGCGTCCACGGTTCCTGTACAGCGACCGTTCCGTTCGGTTTCACTCCGGCCAGCCGCAGGCGGGCATAGATCCGCCCGACGACGGGTCGCTGCGCAGCATTCAATTCGTACTTCCAGCCATGAGATGCCAGCCACTCGACCTGTTTTTTCGATGACTTGGCGCCGATCATGGCCTCCAACTCCTCCTTCGAGAGGAACTCAGATGGGGTTTCCATGGGCAATGCCTCTCCGCCCAGGCGATCGCCCGGGACCGAAATTGAGTGTTAGGATTCTCGTCCCAGCCGGGACTGGCCTCAGGAAGAGGCCGTGGTGGCTCCCGGCTGGGGACTTTGCGATATGCATGCCCGGTCGAGACGTTCGATCTCGGCCAGCGCCAGGGCGCAGGCCTTGACCAGGTCGCGTCGCGCGGTGCTCGGTTTCCACCACTGCTCATCCCAGGGCCATGCCAGCGACACCAGCAGGGCGGCGGTTCCATCGTTCGGAGCGCTGGAGCCGGCCAGGGCGTAGCAGGCGGCGGCGCGGGCCATCTCGCCGTGGCTGTGCGCATCGTCGTGCTCCGGCGTCCATCCCTCGGCGGTGATCTGCCGGCGGCGCTCTGCCTGAACGTCGAGCCATGCCTGCGGCACTTCCTTGCCGGGCGCGGCGGCGATAGCTGAGTCAATCGCAGCATCTACCCACGAAAGGTTTTTGAACCTGCTGGACATGCCGGCTGTGCAGCTACTGATTCCGGCGTCACTGTTCTCGGTCGAGAAGGAGAAGTAGAACTGCTGGTCACGAAGCCAGCGATACCTCTGAGCATCACGCATGATATCCCCCGGCACGCTGTGCTGAGCCTGGGCGCTATCCCCGGAGGCCTTCACGCATGACTTGATCGACGCCAACAGGTAGGACCAGGCGAAGCCGCGCTCCTGATTCGGGCGCAAACCAAGCGCACGTGCCACGTCATCGCGACACTGTTTGTCCAGGTCGTTGAGTTGCTGAGCCTGGGCTACAGGGGCGGCGTAGAGCTTGATGCCTGGGCCGTAGAGCCCGGCGGCGGCCTCCGTCCACTTCACCCAGAAGGCATGAAGGCCCCGATTGGCGAGAGCTACCGGCTCCTGCCTCTCCAGCTCAGCGACCCTGGCCAGGGCGGCGTCGCGCTGGGCGATCAACTCGGCTGTGCCTTCTTCGAACTGGCGAACAAACTGACGGTGACTTTCTAGCATTGCCGCTGCGGTCTTGCCTTTCTCAGCTACGACGATGCGCTCATGCTGGGCGACGGTCATCACTGGCTCGTATGGGCTTCCCTCATAGTTCGACCAGATGAAGGCATCGCCGGTGCTTGGATAGTTTCGGTCGAAGTACGCCACAACCTCCGGCCGCTCCGCCTCTGCCTGCTCGGACTGCAACGGGGATGGTTGCGCAGTGGTTGGCTCCTCATCCAACAAGACGCCGCCTTCTTCGGGATACTCAGCGCAGAAGGCGTATAGGCCTGCTTCGAGGAAATCGGCATCCTGCTGGCGCCACTCGATGCAGGCCTCGCTTTCCAGTTGCTCGGCAGTGCCATCCGGCGCAATGAAGTCCAGGGCGGCGCGCAACTGGTATCCGTTGATCAAGAGACTCGAGCGCACTGGGGATGGTTGCGCCAGGGCGGCGCGGGCTTGCCAGCCTTGCAGCTGCAGATTCAGGTCCTGGGCATCGCTAGCTTCAATCGCGCAGAGATTCATCGAGCGGTATTCGCCGCGCTTGTCGTCGAAGTAGATGCCTTCCTGCACGGTGAATGCGCGCTCGAACTCTGCACGCTCATCCCCGCCTGCCTGCTCTACCGATTCCTGTTCGGGGTCGATGCGCTCTGCCGACATGAGGGCAAGGACCGCCTCGGCCGGCGTCGCGCCCTCGACCTTCGCAAGAGGAATCTCCCGATCCAGGTAGAGGTCGGCGTGCCACTGGCCTTCGTACTCCGGCGTCAGTGCGATTCGGTTGGTCGCCACCAGATCCAGAATCGCGCTGCCAGAATGCTTGGCGCACAGCGTCACGTAGATTACGTCGGAGTACTCGCCTCCGCCGTCGCTGTATTCCACTTGGCACCCGCACATGGCGGGCCTTCCGTTGATGAAGGTCAGCTTGGCAGCTACGTCTGCCTGATCTACCGCAGGATGTGCCGGGCACGGATGGACGAGGGAGCCGTCGCCTGAAGGGCAGGTGCAAATCTTTGATTCGGTCATGGGAGCTTTCTCCAGGCCTCGGTTTCGAGGTCAGAAACGGTTATCAGTCGGCGCCGGCGTTCGATGTTTTCGAGTTGCAGGACATTGCCCAGGCTGTCGATGACGACCCAGTGAATGCCGGTGGGAATGTGCAGGTAGCGTGCTGGCGCGGGAGAGCAGAGGGCGTTTATGCGGCGGACTGCGGGGCTTTCGTCGAATGGCATGATGGGCAGGCTCCGTAAGGTGGTGCCGTGTAGCAGTGCTCACCGCTGGCGCCCTGGTCTGCGTCGTTTGCGATCTCGTTCAGTTGTCGCGCGAGCTGGCGCAGTTGAGATGAGGAGAGCAGGGCGCCGAGGCGTGGGAGGCCGTTGACCTCGGCCAGGCGCTGGCCATCCTCGCCGTCCAGGAACAGCGCGGTCAGGTTGAGGGTGTGCATGGCGTTTCCTCGGGAGGCCGGCACCGGATGCAGTTGCATTGCCCGATGCGCTGGCCAGTTGTGCGGCAGTAGATGGGGCGGTTCACGGCGTCACCCGCTTGAACTCGACGACCCAGACCCATGGGTTTGCGGCCCAGCTTCCCTCGCCTTTGAGCGATTCCCAGAGGAAGCCGAACGCCCCCTTGGCTGTGTCGCCCCAGCAGCCGATATCGGCGCAGGCTTGCCGAGTGTGGTCGCATGGCTCGCCGCGCACTCCCTCTGCCAACGCCTGCTCTTCGCTGATGTCCTGTAGGCGCTCGACGCGAACAGCGGTGATCTCCAGCAGGATGCGGGAGGCCCAGCGGGGCATGTGGATACTTGGCTTCCATTTGCAGTGGAAGTAGCCGTCGGGATCGACGTATTCGTTGTCGTCGCCGCTGGCGCGATAGGCGCAGTGCCCTGGGTTCTGGAACTTCGTCATGTCCTTCCACCATGACTGGTTAGCGGCCTGTTCCTCATCGGAAATCAGCGGCCCTTGCCATGCTTCCCGCACCCACAGGCGGTCGCCTGGCTGGCCGTAGGGGCAGGCAGCCTCTGCCAGCCCACACCAACAGCCATCGCCATTCTGAAGCTCTCGCTCAACATGAAGCATCGACTGGTGGACCTTGCACGGCCAATGGTGGCCGCCGCTTTTGCTGGGCGTGGGTTGCGGCTTCATCACTCGCCGCGTGACTGTCTTGCGCCCGTCTAGGATGGCGCGGACCATCTGGTCGTTGAACAGGATTGGCCGCTCCCGCGGCTTTTCTGCGGACATAGGGAATACCTCTCGCCTGATGGCGACGAATGGAGGTTGAATTTGGCTGGTCGTGATGCGAGGTGGAAATCCCACAAGAGGTTTTTCTGAAGGTCGTGACAGCACCATGTGGCCTACACAAACAACCCTGGTGCCACCCAAATGAAGAAACTCGACCATCAGCTTTTCCGGGCCTACTTGCTGCTCTCGATCCTCGGCAAGGTGGTAACGATATGGATCAAGCTCCACCCATTTGTCGTCGCGGCCGCCCTCAGTTGCTGAGGGCTTGCTTCGCGATCTGGAGTACGTCCATCCCGATGCCTCCGGTAGAGACGTCGGTGAGCGCTGCGATCTGCTCGAGGGCTTTACGTGCGGTTGCCAGTTGATCCTCCGGGGAGAGGTATGCCGGCATTCCGGCCAGGCGCCGGCATACGAACGGATCGTTGTCGCTCGGAATGCCGCAGCAGGTGAATTGGATTGCGCGGCACTTGCAGACGAAGTCGGGCTCAGGGAGCGCCTCGGCGTCGACGACGTACATGCCGAGTGTGATAGCGAGGTTGCGCTCGATGTTCGCGCCGCGGGACCGCTCCCACCCTGGAAGCAGGGCCAGGATGTCGCAGTCCATCAGCCGCTTGATCCCGTCGCGCATGAATGTCTCCCAAGGCGATCCGCGGTAGACCATGTTGACGGCTGGGTTCTCGACCATGTATCCGAGGGCGCGGATCCGCTTCTCCTCGGCGTTGAACGCGGGGTAGTTGAAATCAGGAAGGCCCGTCATCGGACCCGCGAGATATACACGTGGCATCATGCGACGGACTCCTTCTGGTCGTGGAGTAGATCAAGTTGAGCGGCCCCTTCCAGCCAGGCCGTATCCAATCGGTTTCTAGCGATGGCGGCGTACTCCGGGTTGAGTTCGATGAGCACCGACCGACGACCTTCCTGCATGGCGACGAGGGCGGTGGTGCCGGCGCCGCCGAAGGGATCAAGGACCAGGCCTCCCCGCGGCGCGCCGGCGAGTACGCATGGTCGGATCAGGTCGGGCGGGAAAGTAGCGAAGTGCGCCCCCTTGAAACCGGCGGTGGGCACGGTCCAGACGCTGCGGCGGTTGCGCTTGCCGCCTACGCCCGTCCACTGCTCGTCATTGCCGCGCGCTGTGCCATCCAGATTTTTGTAGGACTCGCGCGCGTCGCGTTTGAAGCCATTTCCGCTGGGGTGTTCGCTTACGGCATCTTCCTTCACTGCCTCATGGTCGTAGTAATACCGGCGCGACTTGGTGAGCATGAAGACATACTCGTGCGCCTTAGTGCAGCGGTCTCGCACGCTCTCCGGCATCGGGTTCGGCTTGTGCCAGATGATGTCCTGGCGCAGATACCAACCGTCGTCCTGTAAGGCGAAGGCGAGGCGCCAGGGGATGCCCATCAAGTCTTTCTGCTTCAGTCCTTCCGCCGGTTTGCGACGGTGACCGCGCCGCACTGCGCCGCGCGTGTTTCGCGAAACAATGTCGTGCTTACCTGCCGACCCTTCTGGTGCATAGCCGCCGGCGATGGAGGCATAGCTGTCGCCCATGTTGACCCAGAGGGTTCCGTCATCGCGCAGCACGCGGCGGACCTCGCGGAAAACTTCCACCAGGCGCGCTACGAACTCGGCGGGCGTCTGCTCCAGGCCGATCTGGCTGGCCATGCCGTAGTCGCGCAGGCCGAAATAGGGCGGGCTGGTTATGCAGCAGTGAAACGACTGGTCGGGCATTGCCCGGAGAGCGTCCAGGCAATCCCCAACCCGTATCTCATGCGATAGGGTCATATTTAGTCTCAAGACGAGTAGAGCCGCGCCGGCCGGTGGCTAGCTTCGGTGATCTGGTGGTGGGTTACTGTTCGTCGTCGGCTACGGAGAGTCCGGCGGCTAGTAGTTGTCGCGACACGTTTTCGCTTGGCGTGTATTCGTGTCGCGACACGACGAGTAGAGGAAGAAGATCGGCATCGGGCAGGGCTGAGGCGTTGAGTAGCAGTGTCGAGAACGCTTCTCGCCAGTCCTCGAAATCGCCGACCGCCTGCAGGCGCTCGAACGCGGCGTCGATCGCCGGCGGGGAGGGCAGCTTGCGCTCGGGTATGCCGGCCTCTCGCTGTCGCTGGCGTTTCTCCCGCTGGCGCTGGGCGTTTGTCTTTGCCATGCGGACCTCAGAAGACAAAAGACTGTTGGTGGCTGGAGCTGGAGCGGTAGGAGACCGTTCGAGGCTTCGCCTCTTGAACTGCTGGCGCGGCGGCGGACGGCGGCGTCCTTGGTGGCTGTTGCCGAACAGCCGCGGGGAGCGTGAACACAAGCACGATGAAGCCCAGGGCTGCACCGATGCTGCCGGTTCGAATTGCTCGACGCCTGGTCACTTGGCAGCCTGCTGGCGCTTCAAGTGCTCTGCATAGGCGCATGCGTCGTTGTGGTTCCGGCGGAACCCGCGCACCGCCCCGGTGGCGGTCTCGATGATGTGGAAGAATCCGCGCCCCTGAGGAACAACTTGGTAGGGTTCCGCAACCGCTGGAGCCATGATCCGCAGAGCGAACGCCATGCGGGCGAGGGCGGTTTTGGAGAGCAGGCCGGCGAGAACTTCGGTTTGTTCCTGATGCTTCAGCATGATGGTTCTCCTATGCGTTGATGGTGATTTCTTCGAGGCGCCGTACCGTGCGGGCTTCTGTGAGCCGCCGCTCGTTGCTGGGCCTGCGATTCCGGTTCATGTGGTCGTCATCGATCAGCGGGTGGCCGGCGACGAGGAATGCGAGCACGAAGACGGCCGGCGAGATGATTCCGCGGCGGAAGGCTTCGAGGACGAGCCCGCGCACGCTGCGCACGCCGAGCTTGAATTTGGCGTCGTCGAGGCGCTTCTCGACGGTTCCTGGGGCTATGCCCATCCTGCGCGCGACCTCTTTCGCGGTCAGTTCGCTGGCGCTCCAGGCGGTAGCTTCGAGTTCGCGGGGAGCCAGGCCGAGGCCCTGGCGGCCGATCCATCCGCCGCAGTTGATGGTTGCGTGCATGATTGATTCCTTGGCTACATGGGTCAGCACTCGGCATTGCGTGGAGTGCTCGCGCATGAAGTCGAGAGAGGGGTGAAGCGGGGCGCCCACCGCCCCGCCTCTACTTACAAACCGCCTTATGGTTTGAAGCATTTTGGGCGGGACGCCTGGAGCCCGAACTCCGGACGCCCCGCGGGTACATCGTTCTCGGCCTGCTGGCGCCGAGGCGCACAGGTCAGGATCGGCGCTGGCGCTATCGAGCGCGCGCAGCGGTTCGGGCCGCTGGTCGTGAAGCACCAGGCCGATGAGGAATGGAAGGATGAACATGGCTTACCCCTGGAGGGACTCTTTCGCCTGAGCGACGAGATCCATCAACCGCTCTACCCATGCCGAGCGAGTGGTGAGGGTGATCGATTCCGGCCCTTCGGCCAGGCCTGCGCGGAGTGCCGTAGGGAAGGCCTCGACGATATCGGTAGTGACCTTCAGCAGATCATCCAGAATGGCGCGCGGCACGGTCGGCTCGGCTACCGCTCTGGGGGTGACCTTTGTCCCTCCCGCCGCGATCACCTTCGCGAGCTGCTGGCCGAGCACCTGGCCGGCCGCCTCGCCGTGCTTCCTGACGACCTTCGCAGCGGTCGTAGCCGCTACCGCGCCGGAACTGATCAACTGCTGAACATCGGTATTCGCGTTGCCTACGACCAATACTTGGTCGACGTGCTGACGGGTGCGCCCCATCTTTTGGGCGATCTGTTCGACGGTCCACCCGAACGCAATGAGCCGCTTGTAGCCGTGTGCGAGTTCCAGAGGGGAGAGCTTGCGCCCCTCCTGGGAAGTGATCACGCGGAGCACACGCTCAGCATCATTCCCGGCGAACGCAACGATGGGCACCCAGAACTCGCCGTTCGGGTCACGCGGCAGACGGCCCTCGGCGTCGAGCTTGAGGTAAGCGCGCCGGCGGCGGTGCCCGTCGACAACCCACATGCCGCCTTCTTCGCGGGGCCGCACTTCCAGCGCGGGAACGATGCCGCCCTGGTGCAGGTAGTCGGCCAGATCCGCGATGCTCTGCTCGAGGTCTTCGCCCTCGGCGCGCAGGTTGAAGCCGGGCTCTTCGTGAAGGTCTTCGAGGCGAGCCTTCATCGCATCCGCGCGCTTCAGGTCGCCGTCCTTGATCATCTGCTTGAACGATTTGGCCGCCATGGGGCCTCCGTCTGTTGTGATTGCGTGGTGGCTGTATGGGGGAGTGGTCTGGCCGGTGCTGAGTCTCTGTCCGGCTGGATTGGGTCATCTGGCGGCTTGACTCTGAACTGAATCAGGTAGTACCCGCAGCACACGCTATACCCCTAGCGCTGTGCGGCCAGACCACTCTCCGATACAGCCATAAGGCTGGTGTTCGTTGATGCCCCGGCGAACCGGGGCGGGGTGCTTAGCAGGGCCGCAGTTCTGTGCAGTCCATGGAAGGGGCGCCTACCACGATGCGACGGGAAATTTCACCGTAGGCCTGCGGGAAGTGCTGGATCAGCTCGTTTGCTTCCTCTTGGGTCTCAGCTTCGAAAGCCGGATGCCAATATGACGGGCTATCGCCATACTTGACTTCGATCATGAGGTGGAATGCTTGAGCTTGAGTGTTCATCCTCTTGCCCTCCAGGGCGTGTTGACTTCCCGTCTGGCCCTCGGTGGAGGGCCAGCCAGTGAAATCGGTGTTTCTCGCAAACCCTCACGCCGGTAGCCGGTGGTGAGCGCATTGCGCATTTCGTACCGTCCAACGGAACTCAATAGCCGGATCAACTCGGCGCCCGTTGGCTCGTCTTCAGGTTGTTAAAGAGCGGTCGGCTCGGTGGCCTGGGCCAGTGGTGTATTGCTAGGCCGTTGAAGATAAATTAGCAGTGCTGTTATCAAATGGTCAATAGCACTGCTGATATTTTTCTCTCGCCCATGAAAAAGCCCGCGCTAGGCGGGCTGTGCGATCACGGTCAGGGGAGGCTAGAGCTTGGAGGCATCACTCTTGGTTTTTTCAGCGGCGGCCCGAGAGCTGGCCTCTGCGGCCGGCTTGTTGAGCACTATTGCGCCAAAGGTATTTATGTCTGTCGAGAATCGCTCAAGCGTAATGCTGACGCGCGCTCCATCCCATACCAGAGTGTCGTTGACGAAGGATGCCCCGGCCTTGGTTTTCACTGATGGAGCAGCGCGGGATGTAGGCTTTCCGTATTTCTCGGTGAAGAGTTCGGTCACTTTATCGAAATCATCGGTATGACCCGTAAGCATGAAGTACTCTACCTGGCCTTCGTTCAGCTTGGCGGACAAGTGATAGTTGTATCGAAGACCGATCGAGGGCTTTCCCTCAATCGTGTAGAGATTGCCATATGGTTTTTCTCGGCAAAGCCGTGTCTGCTGGAAGCCGATCACGCCTGGCGCACACTGAGGGAGCGCCATGACGCTGCTGCTTTCGAAGGTCAGGCCAAGAAAGCTTGATGGCTCTTGGGTCCAGGCCTTGGTGGCTGGCTTTGCGGCAAAGGCCGAGCATGATGCGAGAATGGCTGCAAGAATGACTGCGGACTTCATGGGTACCTCCCTGTGAGTTGAGCCGCCATCCTAGCACCCTGGCGCGTCGCCATCACGCAGGCGGGGCTCGCTCAGGCGTCCTTTGGATGCGGCGCCAGACAGAAGGGGCGGCGCTGTATCGAGTTCAGCGCCGGGGCAGGGCGGTCGTCAGATCAGTGCGGAGCCGGGAGTGGAGGGCATCCTGGAACGAAAAGGCCGCGCCGGAGTCGAGCGGCGACCTGTGCCGGACTGCTGCCTTCCCAGGCCGGCAGAGGGAATCTGTCAAAGGCTTCGGAGACGTAAAGCCCCGCGGGTGCGGGCCTTGGATCAATGTAGCGCTGGGCTGTAGTGCTTCTCGAAATCCGTCAGTCGTATCGTGCTGGCGATATCTCCTAGTACGCTGATTTCTGCTTCGGCCCGCTCTTCTTGACCTCGATCATCGACGATAAACAGCAACTTAAGCGGATCTTCGCTGCGGTTAATGAGAACGGCTTTCCTAAGCCGCGCGTTCACCGACTGCGCCACAGGTCGGATGGCATCAACATAAGTATCTCCCCACAGGAAGTCGAAGGATATCTCGTTCTTCCCAATGGACACGGTAGCGTTCCTGACCAGTTGCTTCTCTGGCGCCTTGGCGCGGAGCAGCATCTCAATCTCTGACGTGAGAGAGAAGTCAGTATCGCCCTCACTGAAACGCTCGTCTTCCCAGGCGGCGATAGCCGCAAAGAGTTTGAGGATGCGGCCGCCCCATTCGGCCATATCCGATTGAAGGAACACAGCCTCAAACGATCCCGACTCGGTCAGGCTAAACCCGTGCTTGATGGCTAGATTCTCCAGACCTTTCCAGTTTCGCTTATCGCCTAGTTGATACCCTAGGCCGCTGAGAGCGAACATAGTGATCCCATCGTCAGTGAACTCAACCAGCTCTCCGCGGGGGATCAGATAGAAATCCAGAGGTTTGCCACCAGGAAGCACGATCGGAGTGCTGATGTAGGTGGCCATGGCGCCGCCGGCCTGGACTACCTGACAGTGCCATCCAGCTTTAGTGAAAAACGTTGAGCAGCTTAGAGCAGCCATGGATCACCCAAACAAATCATCAGTGAACGGAGCACACAACTGACGGAGGTCATTGTCCAGGATTCTAGCGTGTCTTCGGAATCGCTCAATCCACCGATTGACGGTCGGCCCATCTAAATTGGCATGGACAATACGCGTGATCTGATCGAGCCGTGGATCGCCCAGATGGATGTGCGGTCCGAAGAAAACCACTCCATTCTCTGAATGCGAGCGCTCATGTTTGGGATAGATCTCTAGCATGAAGACCCTGCGCATCTCTCGCTGTTCTCGATACATGAGACCGTAGCTGATCCGGTCGCCCATCCTTCCAGGGCGATACTCTCCCTTGAATAGCAAACGAGGCAGAGTGACACGGCTTTCGTCCAGTAAAGCGCTGGTCGCTTCAAGCCACCCGCTATGATTTGGCCGCTCTCCCCATTCCAGTTCTTCGGAAAGGTATTTGATCTTTTTGCACCAATCCCGGCACTCATCAAGCCAAGTGGCCTTGTTCACTCCCTTGCTCCTTCGGCTATCTGACAAGCAATCCTTTCAATTGCTCCATCACTCCCTTATGACCCGCCCATAGCTACAGATCCCCACCCCTCCAGATGACCTTGCCTATGATGCGGTGCTCGTCGTTGTCTTCGCGCGACAGGTTACGGTCTGGAAACTCGGCCTTGTCTTCGTTATCACTTCGGATTATCCAGCGACCTAAAGGGGATGAAACCAGTCTCTTGACGATGGCGCCCTCAGATCCGGCGAGCACGAAGACCTGATGGTCTTCAGGCTCAATCTTAGATAAATCAACGAGGAGCACATCTCCATCGTTTATGGTGGGCTCCATGCTCTCGCCATCCGCATAAATCACGGCCAGGCTCTTTGGGCTGACACCCTTCGCCTTGAGCCATTCCCGCTTAAAAGCCAAGGTAGCTCGAATCTCAACATGCGGGTTCTCACTTCCTAACCCGGCTGCTGCCTTGGCATCGTACTGAGGCACGAAGGCGTATCGCTCCTCACTCAGGTCGGCAGCATCAAGACGATCCGGGAATGGCGCATTGGCGGCTTCGCGATCAGGCGACTTGACTCCATCTGGACGACCGGCGCGTCTGATTCCAGAAGCCAGCGTTGGGCTCACCTCTGACGGCTCAAACTGAAGATGCTCGGCCAGCTTGACAAGAGCCTCAAGGTTAAGCGCAACGCGTCCAGTCATGTACTGGCTAACGGTGCTTTGCCCGGACTTCCAGCCACATTTCTCACCCAATTCGGCCTGGTTCAGTATTGGATTCTCACCGCGCTCACGCGATTCCTTGACTCGCTTCTTGTAGATAGCCTGGAGGCGCTTGGCGTCGTCCAACTGGGATTGTGACAGAGGGGTTCTTACGGGCTTTTTCATCCGAGTGATTAAGTAGCAGAGCTGATATTTATGCAAACAGCACTGCTGCTGTTTTGCTTGAAAAATCAATAACAGCAGTGCTAATGTGTGTGCAGGACTCCAGCGAGAGCACACCATGAAGACCGTAACCCTCATTGAATACCTGGCTGAGCACGGCACGCAGGCTGATTTGGCCAAAGGCCTTGGCGTGCAGCAGAGCGCTATCTCTCAGATGCTCCGCGCTAAACGAAACATAACCATCACGATCTGTGACGACGGGAAGCTGGAGGCTGTTGAAACGCGGCCGATCCCGGCGCGCAAGGCCGTTGCCTGACCCCGACCAATCTACCGGCCGGGAGGCCAGCCATGACCGAATTCATGCAAATCCTGATCTTTGGGACCTCGTTGGCGATGGCCTACTTCCTGGGCGCTACGTCGTCGAGGAAGAGCTCCAGTGAAATCCGGCTGATCGACAAGTGGCCAACGGCCTACATCCAGTTCGACTCAGACATGAGCCAAGAGGATGCGCTGCGTTTCATCGAGCTGGCCCGCGAAATGGTTCTGGCCGGGCCAGAGAAAGTGACTGCCGAGAAAGCGCTGAAGGATGACGAGGAGAGCCGAGACGCTTTCTGGGCGCAGTCTCTCAAGACTGGTTTGGCCTCGTTCGAATCGCGTTCCAAGTCTTCACATAACCCTCGAGACCCCCAATGACTTCGTCCGGCAGCTGCGAGTACGCCAAGAACGATCGCATGTGCGCAATTTCGTTATCGAACCCGTCGAGAACCCTCCCGAGTTCCGCAGGTGTTAGCGAGCGTGCCACTGCCATAAGGAAGGCGTTGATGCCCATCAGTTCGCCTTTCTGCGCGTTGATCGTCGCAACGATCTTGTCGATTTCGTCAGTCATGTCCGGCCTCCGCGGCCTTTTCGTGTGGAAGCAAAAAGCTACCACGGTTGCGCCGGACTCCACATTCGAAGCGCTGGCTTTCGCCGTCCCCTCAATTCACGGCTGACAGCGTATAGCACCGACCTCAAGGGAAGAACTAGAGCATGAAAACGCCCGTACTAGAGACCCGCAGAAAGGTAATGACCACGGTAGCCAATGCCTATCCGGGAGGTCGCGATTGCGCTGCTGCGCGTCTGGGGATTCCGCTCAAGCGCCTGGAAAACCAGATGTACGAAACGGCGGGCGTGAAGCCCCTGAGCGACGGTGACCTGCACGTCCTGGAGCAGGAGATGGGGACTTCCTATCTGCCTGACTACATCTGCGCGATGTATGGGGGAGTGTTTGTGCGGACGCCGGAAGCGGGCGATCTGGACAACGTAGACCTGCACCACCGTTCGCTGCGTACAGCGGTTAAGCGTGGCCGGGTTGATCAGATGATCGCTCTGGCCCTGGAGGACGGGGAGATCAGCGCCGATGAGGCGAAAGAGATTTTGGCCTTGCATGCCAAGCACATGGCCGCCAGGCATGAAGAGGTTCGGGCCGTGCTCGAACTGCACAGGGCGAAGTGACTATGCGCCCTCGTCTCACGAACTCTGACTACGCCGCAATGGCTAACGCTGCTGAAGAGCTGGCGGGTATGGGGTCGAGTGAGTGGAGGCGCAGATACAACAAAGCCCTGAGCGATTACTACAGGGCTTTGTCGGTGCGTGGATCGGTGGCAGCCGAATCACGCGTGGGAAAACAACATCAGGTGACAGGTGAATTATGCAACCTCGAACGCTGACTTACAACGCCTTGGAGCTTCGTCCGGTGAAGGACTCCATTGTCATCTGCCAGGGTGGACAGATCGTGATCGTCACTCTGGATCAACTCCACCAGTTCACAAGCGATCTCTGCATTCTCGCCGCCTCCATGCGCGAAGACATGCGCAATCCGCTGGAGGACGAATAATGAGCGGATACGGTTTTGTTTATGTTCTGACCAGTCCTGCCATGCCTGGGTTGTATAAGGTTGGTGCGACTACTAGATCTCCGCGTCAGCGTGCTGAAGAACTATCACGCGGGACTGGTGTTCCGCATGAGTTCGAAGTGGCTTTCTATGCTGAAGTTCAGGAGCCGTTCCTTTGGGAGCGCCGTGTCCATGCATTGCTCTCAGACAAGCGACTTTCCAGTTCCCGTGAATTCTTCTACGGCCCCCTGATCGACATCATTAACACCATCGAGGGCGATGGCGAATGCCTGTCTTACTGGGATAGCGATCAAGCCACTGAGGCCCGTAACCCTGGGATGGTGTGGCCCGGAAAGCCGCTTTGGTTCGAGCAGAATCTGCATAGCGCCGGTTACCTGGAGCGCCTGCGGAGGAACGCACAATGAGCTTCCAAGCTATGGCGTGGGCTACTGAGCAGAAGCTCCCAACACGAGAGAAGTTCGTGTTGATCATGCTCGCCAACTATGCCGGGAATGAGCAGTGGGATTGCCACCCGAGCATAAATACCTTGGCCGATGACACCGGCATGAGTCGCGACACGGTTATTAGGGCGATAAAGGCCCTGGAAGATGCCTCTCTGGTGAAGATCGTTCGCCGCAATGTTGACGGTATCAACCTCCCAAATATCTACCGTCTCGTTCGTGCAGGGGGTAGTAGCACTGTGCAGGGGGTAGTAGCTGTATGCGACCAGGGTAGTAGCACTGTGCAGGGGGTAGTAGCTGTATGCGACCAGGGTAGTAGCACTGTGCAGGGAGGGGTAGTAGCTGTATGCGACTCTAACCAGTCATTAGAACCTATCATTGAACCAGTAGAGCTGCGCGCATCCGCGCCGAAAAAAGATTCCGGGTTGATCGGGCTGGATGAAATCAAATCCGAGTTTCCCGACCTGCCGGAACAGCTTGTCCGGGATTTTCTCCGCGTCCGAAGGGCGAAGAAGGCTCCGCTGACCGAAACCTCATGGCGGCGGATCGCGAAAGTTCTTTCCGAAGCTTCCGAGAAGGGCTGCACTCCGAGTGACGCTCTCGGGTTGGCAGTTGAGCGTGGCTGGCAGGGTCTTTCGCTGCAATGGCTTTCCAATGCCGGCTTGCTGACCTCGAACGTTAAATCGATCCGCAAAGGGCTCGGCCCGGACGGCAAGTTGCTGCCGGGTTACTTCTGGCACGACGCCGATATCGACCTTCCGGTTGAGAAGCGCCGCATCCTGAGCGATGAAACCCACGACCGCGCCTCCGGGTATCGCTGGGACTACCTGCGCTCCAGGGGGCTGGCATGACTCCCTCGCAGATCGCCCAGCGCCTCGCAGATCGCGTGATCGACGTGGCTCACCACCTGCTGCCCGGTGGCAAGCGTGAGGGCTCGGAGTGGCGCGTAGGCAGCGTGAACGGCGAGAAGGGCCAGAGCCTGGGGGTTCACCTCAAGGGCGAGAAAGCAGGTGTCTGGTGCGACTTCTCGACCGGTGAAACCGGCGACTTGCTGGACCTGTGGCGTGCAGTTCGCAGTTGTGACATGGGCACTGCACTCACCGAGGCGAAGTCCTACCTGGGGATCGCCGAGCCCAAGCTCGAAGCGCCGTCGAGGAAGGCCTACGTCCGCCCTGATCGCCCGAAGTGCAAGGCGCCTGCCGATGAGTCTCCGGTCATGGCTTACCTCGCTGGCCGTGGGCTCAAGCCGGAAACTATCGCGGCGTTCAAGATCGGCGAGAAGGGCCGCGACATCGTGTTTCCGTTTCTGCGCGACGGCACCCTGATCCACTGGAAAACGCTGTGCATCGACCGCGAGAACGGCAAGAAGAAAATCTTTGCCTCGAAGGATTCGGAGCCGTGCCTCTTCGGCTGGCAGGCGATTCCAGAAGGCGCCCGAGAGGTGACCATCACCGAAGGCGAGATCGATGCCATGACCGCCTGGCAGTACGGTCGTCCGGCGTTGTCGGTGCCATTTGGGGGCGGCAAAGGCGAGAAGCAGGCGTGGATCGAGCACGAATACTCGCGGCTCTCCCGGTTCGACGTGATCTACCTCGCGATGGACAACGACGAGGCTGGGAAGCAGGCGACCGAGGAACTGATCAAGCGTCTTGGGCGTGAGCGCTGCCGCATCCTTGACCTGGGCTGCAAGGACTTCAACGAAGCCCTGGACGCCCTGTTCTACACGCGAGACGACATTGACGACTGCTACGCCAAGGCCAAGACCCTTGATCCGGAGAAGCTGGTAGGAGCCGAAACCTTCGCCGATGACGTTTGTGCTGAGTTCTTTGAGCGCAACCCGGTGGTGATGGGGATGGCGACCCCGTGGGAGAAGTCTCACGACACCATTCGGTTCCGCGACAGCGAGGTCACTATCTGGACCGGCTGGAGTGGTCACGGGAAATCCCAGCTCCTGAACTACCTCGCCTTCCACGGCATGCGCCAGGGCGAAAAGTTCTGTATCGCCTCAATGGAGATGCCGGCCAAGCGCACCCTGCAACGCATGGTTCGCCAGGCGGCGGGGCTGAACCTTCCGTCTCGCGGATACATCCACGCGATCCTGGAGTTTCTAGGAGGTCGGCTGTGGATCTACAACCAGATGGGTTCTGCCAATACCGCCGAGATGATCGACACCTTCCGCTATGCCGCTCGGCGATACGGGGTGAAGCAGTTCGTCGTCGACAGCCTGGCGAAGCTGGGCATGGCTGAGGACGACTACAACGGCCAGAAGCAGGCTATGGAAGCCATCGTCGGGTTTGCCCACGAAATGGGCGTCCACGTCCATTTGGTTGCCCACCCGCGCAAGGCTGACGACGAGACAAAGCTTCCAGGAAAGCTCGACGTTCGTGGTGGCGCAATCCTTACCGACCTGGCCGACAACGTGATCACCGTTTGGCGCAACAAGAAGAAAGAAGTCGCCATGAAGGACGGTAGCGAAGAGGACCGCGCGTACTACGCATCTCATTCCGACGTGAAGATGGTCATCACCAAGCAGCGCCTGACCGGCGTCGAGGAAACCATCCCGCTCTGGTTTGACCCTGCGTCCGCTCAATACATGGAGCGCGAAGGCCACAAGCCGCGCCAGTGGATTGAGTACTCCGGAATCCCACAACAACAAGCCGATCAGGAGGCCGCATGAAGCGCTGCTGGAAGGTAGTTCTGCCGGGCCGCCCGGCGTTCACGATGATTCTGATGGAGGACTGCGACCCGTTAGAGGTCGTGAAGAGCATTTGGCCTGAAGGGAGGATCGAGCAGTGACGCCCGCAAAACAGGAGTCCCTCATGCAGGGGCAGACCGGCATCGCGAAGAAGGTCTACGAGTGCGTACCGATCTCTGAGCCCTGGCGTTCGTTCCAGGTGCTCACCGCGCTCCGCAACATGACCGGAAGCACGCCGGACGTTCGGATTGTCCAGGGCTGTCTGCGCGATCTGGTCGATTCCGGACTGATCCGCCGCACTGGTACTGACCACTACCAACGAATCCAAGTCGAGAAAAAGACCAAGCCTCAGGAGCCGAAGATGGGCGAGCCCGCGAAGAAGATCGAAACCCAGTCCGAGCCGAAGCGCTCCGCCTCCCCGCTGGAGATGTTGGGCGAACTGGCAAACGAGCTCGCCGGCATGGCCGAGCACATGAAGCGCCTGTCTGATCGCATCGAGGACGTCGCGTTGGCAGTCGAGCAGGAACGCGAATCGAACGCCAAGTCGATGGAAAGCTATCGCCAGCTCAAGGCACTGCTGAAGAGCCTGCAAGGGGAGGGTGAGTGACATGGATATCGTAGACATCGCCAATGACTACGCCGAGCGTGAACTCGCTGAACGCCTGTACTCCCGAGTCAAGTACGTCGGCGAGAGCCTGTCCGAATGTGAAGACTGCGGCGAGGAGATTCCTGTGGCGCGGCGGGCACTCGTTCCTGGGGTTCGGAAGTGCCTTTCTTGCCAGGAATACTTGGAGGCAATCAATGGACGCTGAAAGCATCATCGGGCTTCGGGTGGGCAAGGTGGTTGTTGAAGCATTCTCCCACTGCGCCGGCAAGGCTTCCCATTGGGTTTGCCGTTGCGACTGCGGTAACCGAGTCATTATGCGCCGAGGAAATCTGATGAGAAACCGAACTACGACCAGTTGCGGTTGCTCTCGGTTTTCTCACGGGATGACCGGAACTCCAACGTACAGCTCATGGAGCAACATGATTGATCGCTGTACGAATCCCTCTAACAAGCGATATGTCGACTACCAAGGCAGAGGAATCACTGTTTGTGAAAGGTGGATGACGTTCTCCAACTTCCTGGCTGATATGGGCGAAAGGCCAGACGCCACCTCCCTTGATCGAATTGACAACGACGCAGGTTACTTCAAGGAAAACTGCCGCTGGGCAACTGCCTTAGAACAGATGAATAACACTAGAAGAAACACCTTCGTTGAGTATCTAGGTAGGCGGCAAACAGTTTCTCAGTGGGCAGGCCAGCTTGGTATTCCCGAATGCACTCTGCGCAGCCGGCTAAATCGTGGTTGGTCGATTGAAGATGCAATGCAGAAGCCTATCAGCAAGCAGCGCCGGGAGTGCAAGCAGAAGAAGGGAAAGCGCCGTGGCTGAACTCGCTCTCATCCGCACAGCCCAGGGCCTGGTCCCGGCGACCGAGGCAGATCGCGAAACCGTTCAGAAGTGGAAGGCCGGCCAGGTCGTCCACGGGAAATTCACCCGGATGCGCAATGCCAAGTTCCACGGCAAGTTCTTCGCCATGCTGGATCTCGCATGGGAGTACTGGGAGCCGAAAGGTGGTCTTGTGCCGCGCCAGGAGATGCGTGGCATCCGCGGGCTGGCCAAATACTTCGAGGATCTGAATGGGCGTCCTGGCCAATTGCAGAACGCCGTCGCCGCGTACATCGCCAAGCTTGAGGCTGATCGAGCGGGCCGCTTCCCGGCAGTCGAGAAGAGCCGCGAGGCGTTCCGCGAGTGGATCACCATTGAGGCCGGTCACTTCCACCTGATCCATACGCCTGACGGCGTTCGCAAGGAGGCTAAGTCGATCAGTTGGGCCAGCATGGACGATACGGCCTTTGAGCCCCTCTATCGGGATGTGTTCGCGGCGTGCTGGCGGCTGGTCCTTTCCTCTCACTTCGAAACCGAGGCTGACGCCATGGCGGCGGCTGATCAGATGGGGACTTTCGCATGAGCAAGTTCAAGGCAGGAGACCTGGCGCTTGTGATCAATCACACCTTCCCTCCGGTGGTTGGAACCTGCGTTGAACTGATCAGCCGCCATTTGGTTGGGCCGGTTGATCGTAGCGATCCGATGGACCCAGGAGTTTATGAAACCCCTGACGGCGAGCCGGTGTGGGTAGTGGACGATCAAGGCGCCATCGTTTGGGAGAAGTGGCTCATGCCGCTTCGGGGAGACTTCCAGCCCGAGCAGCAGAAGGCGAAGGAGGTGGAGGTATGAGCTACTGCCGTTGGAGCAGCGATGATTTCCAATGCGATGTTTACGTATACGAAAGCGTAGCCGGTGGATTCGTCACTCACGTTGCCGCCAATAGGGTGGTTTTCAAGGATGAACTGCCTGCCCTGGTTCCTTTCGAGCCGGAGTACGTTGACCAGTTCTTGGCGCGCCACAACCAGGTAATGGCAATGGTTGATGCGGCTGATCGTGTGCTGATCGGTCTTCCACACGACGGCGACAGCTTCGATGACGCCGATCAAGAGGCCTGTGCGGACCGACTGGAGTATCTGAAGGGGCTGGGCTACGTCGTCCCGCAGTACGCCATTGACGCGCTGCGCGAGGAAGCAGAGGAGGGCGAAGCATGACGCTTTCCGTCCGCAGTTCGAAGCCCAGGAAGTGCAAGAACCCAGCCTGCGGCAAAGAGTTCATCCCGCAGCGCCTTGGCCAGTGCGTGTGCTCTCCTGCCTGCGCCCTGGCCATCAAGGACAAGCACTCAAAGCCGGCGCGGAAGGCAATCGCAGACCGCGAGCGGCGGGAGATCAAGGTTCGGAAGGAGAGGCTGAAGACGCACAGCGACCACATCAAAGATGCAGAGAAAGCCGTTCGGGACTACCGGCGCACCTACGAACTGTCCATCGGAAGCGGCTGCATAAGCTGCGGCAAGTCTCAGGCCGAGGTACTAGCCGAACAAGGCTGGAAGACTGGAGGTGCATTCGACGCAGGGCATTTTCTCGGCAAGGGGGCAAGGCCCGAGCACCGCCTGGAGCCATCCAACATATGGCTTCAATGCAAGGCCTGTAACGCCGGCTCCAGCAAGTACGCCAGGAAGGGGCTTACCGTTTCCCAGGGCTTCCGTGAGGGCTTGATCGAACGCATCGGCCTGGAAGCTGTAGAGGCTCTGGAAGCCGATCACCGTCCCCGCAAGTACACCAACGACGAACTGAAGGCGATCACCGCCGAGTACCGCGCCAAGCTGCGCGAGCTGAAGAGGGCTACGGCATGAATCTAAACAGCGCGCGCATTGCCTGGCACGATGCGTTCTATACCCCTTGGAACAGCGGCATGGCCGAGGCGGCGGAGCGAGCTGCTCTTGGAATTGTCGAGGCTGGCGGATATGTCCGTCGACGCATCACCGAGATCGACGATGAAGGGGAGGCTGTCTCCTACAGCCAATACACCTTTGTGCCAGGAATCCACCAGACCAAGACTGAGCGCGACATCAGCACTCCTCGGGCTGTTCATCAGGCACTCGCCGGCGTGATTCAAAAGGCGATCGATACCCTCCCGGCGCATCTGAAGGTGTTCGGCAATCACATGTACAGCCCTATGGCTGGCGAAGACGACAAGGAGGCTGCGGAAGAGATCGTGTTCAGGGTCGCTTACGAAACCGGCCCAAGGATGTACACGAAGAAATTCGAGAAGGCGCGCTATGTCGCTGCGGGAGTCTTGTTCCGGTACCGTCGCATGCACCAGGGCGGCCAGAGCGAAGGCGTTGATCCCTGCCCAAGCCCTGAGTCGTTCCGCGCCTGGCTTGACCGTATGCATGGCATTGAACTTGACCCAAGAAACTGGGATAGGGAATGGGACGGCTTTATCCAGGCCTGTTTCGATGCCTGCAACGATCTCGACAAGGCCGCGCTTGTGCCTGTCTCTTCGGCGATAAAAATGATGAAAAATGCTGCTTGACGACAAATGTGCGGCTGAGGCACACTTATCTCCATCGTGACAAATTCGCCTCTGGCGAAAGTCACCACCGAAGCCCTGGCATCTGCCGGGGCTTTTTCGTTTCCAGCCGTCTACGGAGTTCTGCAATGTCTGCTGAATCGAAAGATGTTTGGCTGCTCAAGGGTATCGGCGGTGGCGCGCTGGTCCTGCTGCTCCTGGTTGGAGCGGTAGTAGTACTGATCTGAATCCTTCTGGGTTGCGACTACGCGGCCGAGGATGGTCAAAGGTGGGACCCGGCCCTACCGTGACCTAATACTCTGGGATCGCCTTGGACACGCAGGCGTTAAAGTGAAGTGGGAGCCGGTGGAAGCCCGGCACGGAGTGAATGCGCAGGCTGATGCGCAGCAAGGAATACCCGACTGGATACGATGCTATCCGAAACCGCCTTAAGTGGGGGTGACAGCAGGGCCAGTCATGCCGGAGATCAGCACCGGTCACTCCAAATCACGCATGCGGCAGAAGAAAGCAAGGGTCACCACTGGTGATCAAGGCGAAAGCCCCGGCTCCTTGCTCTGCGGGCGTGACGCCGGGTTCGCCCGGCACCTATTCCGCGGCTCTAGCTCAACCGGCAGAGCACTGTCCTTCCAAGTCAGATGTTGCGGGTTCAAGTCCCGCGAGCCGCTCCAAACTCGATTCAATGACGTGTAGCTCAGAGGTAGAGCGGTCGGCTGTTGCCCGACTGGTCGATGGTTCGGTCCCATCCGCGTCAGCCAATAAGCCGGTATGGCGCAACAGGGAGCGCTGCTGATTTGTAATCAGAGGGTTGCGGGTTCGACTCCTGCTGCCGGCACCACACTACAAGGCCCAGGCAAAGACCTGGGCTTTTCTGCATCTGGAGTACGTGAATATGGCCGAGCCGAGTGGTGCGGTAGCAGTCGCCGGCTTGGTCGGTATTGGTGCGTCTGCATTGATCCCTGGCATTGATGCCAATGCAGTGATCGGTGCTTTTGCTGGGGCGATCTTCTTCGTGGTGTACGCCAAGGACATTTCGGCCTGGGCGCGCCTTGGTTACTTCGTCGTGTCCTGGATCGTTGGCTACTACGTCGCCGGCGAAGTCATCGGGCGAGAGTGGGCCAGAACATCGGGCCTGGTCGCGTGTGGCGGGGCATTGTTCTGCGTCGCAGTGGGCACCAGCTTGCTGGAGTGGGTGCAGGGGGGGAAGACGCCTGGTTGGCTCCGCTTCATTGCGGACCGCTTTGGAGGTCGTAATGGTTGACCCTTGGACTCTGGTGGCTGCGATGATTTGCGGCGCTATCTGCATGAGGCTGGCGACATACCGCCGGCAAGGTGCGAGGTATCGCCGGGGCGTTTCCTGGCTCGCCTACCTTCTGTGCGTAGGTAGCGGATGCTTCGCTCTGAGCGTGATGCTCGATGCGCTCCACGGCTACAGGCTGAATCCCGTCTCTCCCTGGCTTACCTTGGTTCTAGCGATCTTGCTCGGCCTTGTGTGTCGTGCGCGGGGGAATCTGGCCCACATTCTGAGGGTGTACTGATGGATGCTCCGCTTCTACTGAAGAACACTGGCACGTGCCTAATCTTATGTGACGCTAACGGGAAACCGCTTCCTGGCCAGCTTTCCTTGAGCATCAGCAACGACGGTCTCGTGCCAGCGGTCACGGTCACGTTCGCACTCGACAATGAGCGTGTGAGGCTTTGCGGGGAAGGAGTGGAGTCGAAAGAGCCGTGTATCGAGCCGTTTAGCTGGGACCTGGTGGCCGGCACACGCGGGAAAGGACAAATCTGATGACCAAATGCACCTTCTGCAACAAGACGCTTGAATGGGCAAAGAAGTGGGCTCGGGTCGCGATGGAACGCGCGTCCTCTGCTATGGCCGCCAAGCCGAAGCGACCCGGAGCAAGCGATGACTGAGTCCGAGGAAGAGGTTCGACTCCTCCTGCGCGATCTCCTCGATGAGCAGCGCACGACCAACCAACTGTTGCATCTGCTGATCCAGGCTCTCGCCGAGGATGGTGATGATCCTGAAGCCGCGCCCACCAGCTACCTGAGTGGAGAGCCGATCTGATGTCGGTATTTATGGGGTCCGCCAGGGAGACCCAGATAGCTTCTGTCCGGGTGCGCCGCGGCTGGTTTGGCAAACTGGTTGTTCAGGTTCGCTACAAGATAGAGCGCCCCGAAAGCCCGCTCCCTGGTCGGGAGCTGATCTACCACGTATGCGGCTTTCCCCATGGCGAGACGCCAACGCAAATGATTTCGCTGAGTCGCTGCTGGTCGCGAAACTCATCGGTATGTCTGATGAAGGAAAGCCGATATGAAGAACCGTCCAATTCCTGCTGGCGTCGAGATCAACCCCGGTCGTGCCTGGACCCCTGATGACGTAACCGGATACAGCGAAGAAGTGGAGAGTGCGATAAAGGTTCTGGAACCCCTGCTGCGATCTGGCCTCCTGGCTCTCCATCCTGATGAATGGCAGGGCGGCAAGCTCTCATTCCTCAGGCCAGCACAAGCCAGGCTTCAAGGTTGGACTCCGCCGAGTCAGGAACGCCTTAATGCCTGACCTCCCTCAGCGTCACACGAAGCCAAAGGCCAAAGGAGTGACCAAGCACGAGGTAGAGGACAAAGCATGGGGGAATGGGCGTGGTGGCAGACCGTGGCGCCGCAAGCGTGAGCGCATCCTCAAGCGGGATGGCTACATGTGCCAGTGCCCAGAGTGCAAGGGAGTGAAGAGGATCGCCACAGAGGTGGATCACATCATCCCGCTGAGCCAGGGAGGCACAGACGATGACTCCAACCTGATGGCTATTGCTGGCCACCCATGTCATGCGAGGAAGACGGCGAGGGAGTCGGCGGCATCTAGGAAATAGTCTGGCTCTCTCGGCACACGGACACGACGATTCTAGATATTTACGAATAATGGTAGTGGTTTTCACTGTCTGCGTGCGGTTTGACCGAAAAATCGAGTTAAATGAGAAAAAGTCTCATTTATAGGGGTGGGGCGGGTCAAAACCTTAGAACCTTTCGCTAGGACACCGCGCCACCAAGTCACTTTCCATTTCCACAGAATTTAGGTTTCAAGATGGCACGACACAAACAGCCAGATGTCGTCGCCAAGTTCAAAGGCGCCGACAAGAAAAACCCCCAGCGCTACCGGCAGGAGCCGGCAAAGGGAGAGGGGGAGGTCGGCGAAGCGCCCATCCATCTGCAAGGCCCCGCTCGTCTCGCATGGAAAGAGTTGTGCGCTCAGTCGATCAAGGGCGTTCTGACGGGATCGGACCGGATCATCCTGGAGGTCACCGCGAACCTGCTCGCTGAATACCGTGCCAACCCGACAGAGTTCGCGGTTGGCAAGTACACCCATCTGATCGGAAACCTGGCCCGGCTTGGACTAACGCCGTCCGACCGCCAGAAGTTCGGCCTGGAAAAGCCGAAGGAGAAGGACGAGTTCGAGGATTTCTGAGATGACCCCCAGCGACATTGCGCGACAGTACGCTAGCGATGTCGTGAGTGGGGGTATCGTTGCGTGCCGGTATGTGAAGCTTGCATGCCAGCGCTTCCTGAATGACTTGGACCGCCAGGGCGATGACGATTGGCCATACGTTTTCGATGAGGCCAAGGCAGATCGTGCTGTCAAGTTCATGCAGCTCATGCCTCACACCAAAGGCAAATGGAGCGCTTCGAAGTCGAAGCTAGTGTTCGAGCCTTGGCAGGTATTCATCGAGGCCAACATCTTCGGCTGGGTGAAGAAGGACACCGGCAAGCGCAGGTTCCGCGAGGCCTACGAAGAGATTCCCAGGAAGAACGGGAAGTCGGCCCGTCTTGCCGCACGAGGCATTTACCTATTCGCCGCAGATGGCGAGTCGGGGGCCGAGGTCTACTCCGGCGCCACCACCGAGAAGCAGGCCTTCGAGGTTTTCCGTCCGGCGTGGATGATGGCGCACAAGCTGGAGAACCTGCGTAACCGATTCGGTATCGAGCTTTCTGGCAACCAGAAGAACCCTGGCCCCATGTTCGTCATGGAGGATATGTCGAAGTTCGAGACGGTTATCGGCAACCCAGGGGACGGTGCGAGTCCCCATGCGGCCCTGGTGGACGAGTACCACGAACACGACACGGATGCCCTGGTTGACACCATGCAGACCGGCATGGGGGCACGAGAACAGCCATTGCTGTCGATCATTACGACGGCGGGATCGAATCTCGGCGGACCCTGCTACGAGAAGCGACGGGATGTGATCCGCATTCTCGAGGGGCAGACGATCGATGAGACGATTTTCGGGATCATCTACACGATCGACGAGGATGATCCGTGGGATGACCCGGCCAGCCTGATCAAGGCCAATCCGAATTACGGAGTGTCGGTCTTCCCTGACTTCCTCCTGGCCCAGCTCCAGCAGGCCAAGCGTTCGGCGTCGAAGCAGAACGCCTTCCGCACCAAGCACCTGAACCAGTGGGTGGGGGCTAGAACGGTCTGGATGAACATGCTGGCCTGGCAGCGACAGAAGCGCGACTTCAAGATTGCGGACATGGCCGGCTGCCGCTGCTGGATGGCTTTGGACCTGGCGAGTAAGAAAGACGTGGCCGCCCTGGTAATGCTGTTCGAGAAAGCTGGTCAGTTCTACTGCATCCCGCGGTTCTATGCCCCTGAAGCTGCTGCCGAGGAAAACGAGAAGTATCAGAACTTCGCACTTGAAGGTCACCTGATCCTGACGCCCGGGAGCATGACGGACTACGCCTTTATCGAGGCAGACATCCTTGACCTGGCAAAACAGATCGACCTGCAGGATGCCGCCTTCGACGACTGGCAGGCCAACTACCTGATTACACGCCTCTCGAACACCTCAATCCCGGTCGTGGACTTCAACCAGACGGTCAAGAACATGAGCGACCCGATGAAGGAGGTGGAGGCGAGGGTGATAGCGCGGACGCTCTGGCATGACGGAAACCCAGTCATGACCTGGATGATGGGAAATGTGGCGGCAAAGATCGATGCCAAGGAAAACATCTACCCACGCAAGGAAAACGACAACGACCCCAACTGCAAGATCGACGGTCCAGTGACCTTGATCATGGCTATGGGGCGCGCCCTGGTTGCCGGCGTTGATGACGGCGACGACTTCATGAACGCCATACGGAACCCGATCATCGCATGAACATCGCTACTGGCCTCTACCTCTTCTTTGGCGTCCTTGGTCTGGCTCTTTTCGTAGCCGGAACCTTCGTGCTGCTGGGGCTCGGCTGGGCGCTCATTTCCGGTGCGGCGTCGGCGTTCGCCATAGCGGCGTTCATTCGCAAGGGGCTGACCAGTGAGTAAGAGTCTCGGAAAAGTCCTGAGCAGTGCTACGTCTGCGCCCAGGTCTTCATTGTTCGGTTGGAAGGATAAGACCATCCGCCTGACAGATGGCGCGTTCTGGTCGCAGTTCCTGGGGCGAGAGTCGTCTAGCGGGAAAAAGGTCACTGTCGACAAGGCAATGAAGCTGTCTGCGGTATGGGCTTGCGTTCGCTTGATCTCTACTTCTGTCGCCGGTCTTCCGCTTGGAGTGTACGAGCGGAAAGCGGACGGAAGCAGAGTCGATGCTCGGTCGTTCCCGCTCTACGATGTTGTTCACAACAGCCCCAACGACGACATGACGGCCTTCCAGTTCTGGCAGGCCATGGTCGCATCGATGCTGCTTTGGGGTAACGCATACGCGGAGATTCGCCGCGCTGCGGGCAGACCGGCTGCGTTGGACTTCCTGCTTCCATCGAGGGTCGACCTGGAGTGTGATGACAACGGTCGGCTGAAGTACTTCTATACGCCAAAGAAGGGTGCTCGTAGAGAGATCGAGCGTACTAACATGCTGCACATCCCGGCGTTCACGCTGGATGGTCGAATTGGTCTCTCTGCAATCAGGTACGGCGTTGATGTCTTCGGCTCGGTCATGTCGGCGGAGGACGCAGCCAACGGCACATTCAAGAACGGACTTCTACCCACGGTCGCCTTCAAGGTTGATCGCATTCTCCAGCCTGCGCAGCGGGAGGAGTTCAGGGAGTATGTGAAGTCCGTATCGGGCGCGATGAACTCCGGAAGATCCCCGGTTCTGGAGCAGGGGGTTACCCCTGAAACCATCGGCATCAATCCGGTCGATGCTCAGTTGCTGGAGACGCGAGAGCATGGCGTGATCGAGATTTGCAGATGGTTCGGGGTGCCGCCCTGGATGATCGGCCAGACCGACAAGGGGAGCAACTGGGGGACAGGGCTTGAACAGCAGATGCTCGCGTTCCTGACATTCTCGATCAGCTCGATCACCAATCAGATTCAGCAGTGCGTCAACAAGCGGCTGCTAACTGCGCCCGAGCGGATTCGCTATTACGCCGAGTTCTCACTTGAGGGATTCCTGAAGGCTGATAGCGCTGGTCGCGCTGCCTGGTACAGCACCATGGCGCAAAACGGTTTCATGACCCGCAACGAAGGTCGCCGGAAAGAGAACCTGCCAGAACTCCCCGGCGGAGACATTCTCACCGTCCAGTCCAACCTGGTTCCCCTAGATCAACTGGGGGGGGCAGCGAAAGAAAGCTCTCCGCCGTAGAGGCGGTTCAAAAGGCCTACCTCGGCGTTGGAAAGATGATCACCGCCGACGAAGCGCGACAACTCGTAAATCAGCATGGTGCAGGACTGAAAGTTCCTGGGCCCGACTTCGAAGAAACACAGGAGTAACCCATGACTCTGCGAAATCTTCCGGCAGCGCCGGAGGCTCGCCCGCGCTCGGGCGTCCAGTGCGACCTGGCGCCCAAAGCGCTAGATGCATGGCGTCCTGAGCTTCGAGCAGCTTCTGGCGATAACCCGGACTCCACGATCACCATATACGAGCCGATTGGCTACGACTGGTGGACCGGTGAAGGTGTCACGGCAAAACGCATTGCTGGCGCTCTGCGCTCCATCGGCAGCGATATCGATGTGACCGTGAATATCAACAGCCCTGGCGGCGATGTATTCGAAGGCCTGGCCATTTACAACCTGCTGCGCGAGCACAAGGGCAAGGTCACGGTGAACATCATCGGCCTGGCTGCCTCTGCCGCCTCTTTCATCGCCATGGCGGGGGATGAAATCCGCATCGGCCGCGCCGCCTTCCTGATGATCCATAACGCCTGGCTGATCGCCATGGGTAATCGGAATGATCTCCGTGAGATAGCCGATTGGCTGGAGCCATTCGACATGACGCTGGCTGACATTTACGCACAGCGCACGGGAATCGACATCGACGACATCGTGAAGCAGATGGACGCCGAGACCTGGATCGGCGGGCGCGAAGCCGTCGACAAAGGGTGGGCAGATGCCTTCCTGGAGTCCGACGAGATCTCCAGCGCTCCCAGCAACCGCAGCGAAGCCATCCTGGCCAAGCGCCGAATGGATGCCGCCCTGGCTCGCAGCGGCATGCCGCGAAGCCAGCGCAATGAACTCATCAACGACTTCAAGACCAGCATGCTTGGCGCTGCTGGCGGGGGTGGTGACACCCCGACCGATATGCCTGGCGCTGTCGCTCCTGACCTCTCCGCTGCACTCCGGGCAGCACAAGACATCACCAAATTCCTCCAAGGAGAATCGCAATGAGCGACTTCGAAAAACAAATCGGCGAACTGAACGCCAGCCTCAAGCAGGTCGGCGACCAGATCAAGGCCCAGGCCGAACAGGTCAACACCCAGATCGCCAACTTCGGCGAGATGAACAAGGAAACCCGCGCCAAGGTCGACGAACTGCTGACTGCTCAGGGCGAACTGCAAGCACGACTGAGCGCCGCGGAACAAGCCATGCTGGCCAACGAGAAGCGTGACGGCGGCGAGGAAGCACCGAAGACCGCCGGCCAAATGGTCGCAGAGAGCCTGAAAGAGCAGGGTGTAACCAGCTCCCTGCGCGGTTCGCATCGCGTATCCATGCCGCGCTCAGCCATCACCTCCATCGACAGTTCTGGCGGCGCCCTGGTTGCTCCTGATCGTCGCCCCGGTGTCGTTGCCGCCCCGCAGCGTCGACTGACCATCCGCGACCTGGTTGCGCCTGGCACCACTGAGTCGAACTCCGTCGAGTACGTACGCGAGACCGGTTTCGTCAACAATGCCGCTCCTGTTTCGGAAGGCACCCAGAAGCCGTACTCCGACCTCGCCTTCGAACTGGAAAACGCGCCGGTTCGCACTATCGCCCACCTGTTCAAGGCAAGTCGCCAGATCCTGGACGACGCATCGGCCTTGCAGAGCTACATCGATGCGCGTGCTCGTTACGGCCTGATGCTGGTCGAAGAAGGTCAACTGCTCTACGGGAACGGGACCGGCGCCAACCTGCACGGCATCATTCCGCAGGCACAGGCCTACGCTCCGCCGAGCGGCGTAGTGGTGACTGCCGAGCAGCGAATCGACCGCATCCGCCTGGCGATCCTTCAGGCGCAACTGGCCGAGTTCCCGGCCAGCGGTATCGTCCTCAACCCCATCGACTGGGCGCTGATCGAGCTGACCAAGGACGCCGAGAACCGCTACATCATCAGCAGCCCGCAGAACGGCACCACTCCGACCCTCTGGCGTCTGCCGGTGGTGGAAACCCAGGCCATCACTCAGGACGAGTTCCTGACCGGTGCGTTCTCTCTCGGCGCCCAGATCTTCGACCGCATGGACATCGAGGTTCTGGTTTCCACCGAGAACGACAAGGACTTCGAGAACAACATGGTCACCATCCGCGCTGAGGAGCGGCTGGCCTTCGCGGTTTATCGCCCCGAGGCTTTCGTGACTGGTTCGCTGACCGCCAGCTGATTGGAAGGGGCCGGGAGACCGGCCCCTCTTTCTTTGAGGTGACTATGCCTGACGTAATGATCAAGCCAATTCGCTCATACCTGGACGGCGGTCGCGTGAGAAAGGCTGGTGGTGATGCATACCTTGCATCCGAGCATCTGGCTCGCCAGTTGGTGGCGCGCGGTCTTTGCCAGATTGTGGAATCAGAGATCCCAAAGCCTGTGGCTGGCGAGTCGCCGTCTGCCTCGCAAGTGGCCCCAGCCTCACAGCAGAAGACTGCGAGCGAGTCAGAGAATGGCGGAACTCCTCGCCGCAGAGGGCGGCCATCTGCACGAACACAACGTTCCGACTGACCCCCTGGGCTGATGCACTGTGGGCAATGGATAGGGCCTGGTGGGAGAGATACGTCGCAGAGGCCAAAGCAAACTTCTGTGGCGAGCTTCTGACACTCAGCGCCAATCCCTTCGGAATCAAGACGGCGCGCATCGAGCACTACAGGAACTCAGGCGGCGGCGCAGTTTCCTTGGCCATCGCCAGGGGTGCTAAACGCATCATCCTGCTGGGCTATGACATGCAGAAAACCAATGGTCAATCGCACTGGCACGGTGACCACCCGAAGGGGCTTGGGAGCGCCGGCAAGATCGCGGAATGGCCATCCGAGTTCGAGCGCCTGAAGCGCAACAACCCGACAATCGAGATCATCAATTGCAGTCGCGAAACAGCGCTGACCTGCTTCGCCCGACGCCCGCTGGAGGAAGTGCTGAATGAGCATGATCCCGCTTGATACAGCAAAGTCCTTCCTTGATGTGATCCACGACTGGGATGACGCCAAGCTCCAATTGCTGCTGGACGGGGCCGAAGACGAGGCCTGCCAATTCATGTGGCGCCAGTCTCTTGATGGCCTTTGCAATTGCGAAGAGAGCAGTGAGGTAGTCAGCAGCGAGCCAGGCATTCCGCCTAGCGTGGTCATCGGAGTGCTTCTTTTGCTTCAGGCCAGCTATCAGGCTGCTCCCGAAGAAATCGCAACGCTGCGCAAGGCGGCCGAAGTGAAGCTGATGCCGTACAGATGCGGCTTGGGGGTTTGAATGCTGGCCTACCGTATGCGCCACCGCATCCAGTTCCAGAAGCGGGTGCAGGCGCAAGACCCGACCACGGGCGAGATCACCATTTCCTGGGAGTCGGTGTTGTTCTCGGGGCGCGCCGACGTTCCCGCTGAGGTGCTGACCGGGCCTGGTCGTGAACTGATCGCCGCCGATGCGCAACAGGCCGAGACCACTGCTCGCATCAATTGCCGGTGGTTCCCGGTGGATCGGTTGGAACTCTACACCTGGCGAATTCTTTGGGATGGCCGGGTTTACAACATCACCAGTGCAGAGACCGATGCCACCGCTCGCCGTGAGTGGCGGCTGCGCTGTTCCGATGGCCTAACCGACGGCCAGTAACGATTTCGCCCGCAAGGGCACCAAATACGCAGCCTAGAGTCGCTCTCGAACGGCGGATGTCGCTCATCCGTCCGCCCCGCTGCGTTTCTTTTCCGGTCACAGCTAGGGGGCACCCGAAAGCGCCTTCCCTGGGGCGTTGCTGTGACCGATCCAATCCCAGGGCTATTGCAGGGGATAATATGAACGTGCTTTCTGGCGATCTGTTTCAAGGGCTAAACGAAATTGCGAGGATGGCAATTGAGAGCCCGGTCGAAGCTATGTGCTTGTTGGCTGGCGAAGAGTTCCAGCACGAGGATTTGATGTGGATACGGGCGTGCGTCATGTTTGAGGCGGCCCGCAATATGGCGGCCGAGACTCGCTCTAGCGTAGCGCCACCTTTTACAGAATTTGATGTCCATCGCGAGTTTTGGGAAAGGCTGTCTGAACTGGTTCCAGGTGCCAAGCGTGTTCAGGGGCCATCAGATGGGATCAACGTTCCTGATGGATGGGTAGAAATAGGTGGCGAACTGGTCCCAGTTGAAGTGAAAAGAGACGTTTTCAACGGAAGAGCCAGAAACCAATTACAGCGGTACATGACCGCGTACAGAGCCACGCGAGGCATTGCGGTATGCCCAAAGTTCAGCTGCGAAACAGATATTTCAATTATTCGGGTTGTGTGCAGGCCTGCCTGCCTTGCACATTGATTGCTGGCTCGATATTTCGAAGCCCATCGCTTCGCCTTCACTGACCAACCCGACGAACGAAAGCCCGCCAAGTGCGGGCTTCGTCGTTTCTGGAGATTATGAAATGACCGACCAAGCTATCGAGCAAGAGATTCAAGCCAAAGGCTTGAGCGCGCCGCGCATCACGCCGGTTGACATCGAGGCGAATATTGCTGGCGAGTATTACTTCACCGCCGCTGATGGCGTGAATCAACGTCCTGACTGCAACCCTGACTCTGTAGTGGCAGGCGTGCATGGATCACTCGGCCTTCTGACCCTCTGCGTCCTGGTGCTGAAGAACGGCTTCACCGTCACGGGTGAGTCGGCCTGTGCAAGCCCGGATAACTTCGACGCCGAGGTCGGTCGGAAGATCGCGCGGCAGAACGCGGCCAACAAGATCTGGCCGCTGATGGGCTACGAACTGCGCAGCAAGCTTGCCGGCTGATCTGTGCTCATCAAGGGAATGCTCGGCCTTGGCGATTCGATTTACTCGCGCGCCTTCGTGAAGAACTATCCAGGCGCGTTTCTCGAAACGCCATGGCCGCAATTGCTGAAAGACCTCCCGGTCAAGTGCGTGCGCCCCGACACGAAACTGCGCACCCAGCTTCGCAACGTAAACCGAGAGCATGAATGGCACGCCCCGGTCGGCGGCCCGCAACTGCGCATCGCCTACGGCCGCGACCCGATCATCCAGGGGCTGCGCAAGGCGTTCCGCTACGAGCCGGCGGAGTTCGATCTGCCAGATTTCGGCCATGCGCCGGTCGAAGGTCGCTATGTGCTGGTCCGCCCAGCCACGGTACGGACGGAATGGCGTGCCGACACGCGCAACCCTCTGCCGGAGTACATCGCCCAAGCGGCCGCCGAGATGCGCGGCCGCGGCTACCAGGTCGTCTCGGTGGCCGACCTAGAGCACGGCAAGGAATGGGCGCTCGACCCGCTGCCACCGGCTGATATCCGGTTCCACCATGGCGAATTGCCAGTTGAACAACTGCTGTCCCTGCTGCAGCACGCGGATGCGGTGATTGGCGGCATCGGCTGGATCGTGCCGGCCGCCATCGCCGCCAAGGTGCCGGCCTGGATCATCTGCGGCGGCCAGGGCGGATACAACTCGCCAGAACACATCACCGACAAGTGCATGGACCTGTCCCGCATCACCTTCGCGGCCCCCGACAGGTTCTGCCGCTGCACCCTGAAACAGCACACTTGTGACAAAAGGATCGCCGATCATGACGCACGCTTTGCCGCCTGGGCTGACCGACTGCCTGCTCTGGTCTGAAGAGCTTGGTATGGGCTTCCACCCGCGCCCTCCGATGGACTACACGGGACCGTATTTCGAGAAGTACCAGCTGCTTGACGCTACCCCGATGGGCGCTGCGCTGACCCAGGCTCGTATTGATCTGGTGCGCCGTCACTTTGCCGGCCAGGTGGTAGACATCGGTATCGGCGGAGGCCGTTTCGTCACAGAGTCCGGCGCGATGGGCTTTGACGTGAATCCGGAAGCGGTGGCTTGGCTGAGGGCGCAGGAGCGCTACTACGACCCGTACCAGCACCACGCAGAGGCTGTGACCTGCTGGGACAGCCTGGAACACATTCCCGAGCCGGAGAAGCTGCTCGACCATGTTGGCGAGTGGCTGTTCGTCTCCATGCCCGTCTACAAGGACCAGGCCGATTGCCTGAAGTCGAAGCACTTCAAGCCAGGCGAACACCTCCACTATTGGAGCGTGCGCGGCCTAATCGGCTGGTTTGCAAAGATGAACTTCGGGTGCGTCGAGATCAACGAGCGCGAATCCGATCTCGGGCGCGAGGGGATCACCAGCTTTGCGTTCCGGAGATTCCATGGCTGATGGCGTTGAGTTCAGCATCACCGGTTTGGATTCCTTGCTTGGCAAGCTGGACTCCGTTACTGATGACGTGAAGCGGAGAGGCGGGCGCGCCGCTTTGCGTAAGGCCGCAATGATCGTAGTGCAGGCGGCCAAACAAGGCGCGGCAAAAATCGACGATCCAGGAACCGGCCGGAGTATTTCCGACAATATCGCGTTGCGCTGGAACGGTCGTCTGTTCAAACGCACGGGCGACTTAGGGTTCAGAATTGGCGTTCTGCATGGTGCCGTTCTTCCCAAGAAAGGGGAGCGCTCGGACAAGACTGCGAATGCCCCGACGCCGCACTGGAGACTTCTTGAGTTCGGGACAGAAGACATGCGGGCTCAGCCTTTCATGCGAAGCGCTCTGGCAGACAACATCGCAGAAGTCACAAGCACTTTCGTATCTGAATACGAGAAAGGCATCGATAGGGCCATCAAGCGCGCAGCCAAGAAGGCTGCTCAGGGGTGAGTATGTACCCGCCAATCTTTAAGGTCTGCTCAAGTAGCCTCGCTGTTACCGCGATCCTTGGCGCGTCCCCGCTGAGAATGTATCAGTTTGGCCTGGCCCCCCAGCTCGTCGTCAAACCGTACGCAACATGGCAGACCATATCGGGATCGCCCGAGAACTACCTGTGGGGCCGCCCTGACGCCGATGGGTTCACCATCCAAGTGGACATTTTTTCGGCTACTGCTGCGGAGGCTCGAGATGCCGCCAAGGCCATCAGGGATGCGATTGAGCTTTCAGCCTATGTGGTCCGCTGGGGAGGGGAATCTGTTGACCCTGATACCAAGACCTACCGAGTCAGCTTTGACGTTGAATGGGTTGTTCTGCGTTAATTACGCTCAGTCCCATGTAGAGAAGTGTATCCATGCCTTATCCTGAAATTGGTTACGGCAAGTTCTGCATCGCGTTTTTCTTTGAAGTAACCAAGGAAGATCGATGATCCGCTCAGGTTGACTCGCGCTCTCCATCGGCCAGATGCTTTATGGAGCCCGACTCCAGTTATTCCACTAGAGTTATCTTTCCTTTTCGGTGCGTTGCGGGCGTTCTCTGTGTGAGTTGCTGGCCTTATATTGCTCCATCGGTTGTCTGTGGAGATTTGATTTATATGATCAATCTGTTCTTCAGGCCACTCGCCGGTCATGTAAAGCCATGCGAGCCTGTGTTCAAGATATATCTTTCCAAAGATTCCGATTATCCGTCGTTTATATCCTTCCGGAGTTGTGCACACGCTTCCTGCCCTTTTCCCTGCGTAGCAGGTGTTCCACCGTTTCCAGTGGGTTTCGCTACTGAATAGCCGCGCCGGCCTCTGAAGCCATGTAAAAGATCCATTTTCGGGGCAGTAGAGAAGAAGCTCCCTGAGAAGCTCTGCGGTTATATTTTGTTCCATAGGTTGTAGTCTCTTCTTTGGAGCTTAAAGGCACAGCATAACCAGTCGTATAAAAGCAGTTAATGGCCAATCATCCGATAGACAAAATATCTTCACAATACCTATCAATCAGGGCCATCCCTAATAACCCAAAAACCCGCCGCGTGCGGGCTTTTTTGTGCTTCAATAAACCCGCCACAGGAGAAACACAATGGCAATTTTGGCCCAAGGAACCCAGATCTATGCCCTGGTTCCGTCCAGAGATTCTAGCGGCAGCCCGACTGGTGATTACGAAGTAATCGAGGTCGAGTGCGCAACCGCGTTCAACCCTGGCGGCAACCCCGCCGACCAGATCGAAACCACATGCCTTAGCGAAACTGTTCGGCGCTACCTGCGCGGCCTGCGCACGCCGGGGCAGGCTTCGCTGACTCTCAACGCCGACCCGCGCAACAGTTCCCATATCCGCCTCTACCAACTGTCCGAGTCTGACGATCAGATCGACCAGGACATCGCTTTCGCGGTTGGCTGGTCTGACGGGATCGGCATTGCACCCACCGAGGCCCAGGACAGCAACGGCGACTGGGACTTTGTTCTGCCGCCGACGCGCACTTGGTTCGTCTTCCGCGGCTATGTGAGCGATTTCCCGTTCGATTTCGCAGCCAACGCTGTTGTCACTTCCACTGCAACCATTCAGCGCTCCGGCGGTTCCGCCTGGATTCGCAAATCCGCGTAAGGAGTGGTCATGCATCTGTCGATTGATTCGCTTAAAGAAGCTGGTGCCTTCACTGGGGCTCCTATCGAAAAAGAGATCACCTGGAAGCAGGGCGATAAGGAACTGACCGCCACCGTCTACGTCCGGCCCCTGTCGTACAGCGCCGCTGTCTCTGACCTCCTTGCGATGAATGGCAAGGTCGATGGCGTAGCAGGACGTATCGCTGCGTCAATCGTGGACGAAGAGGGCAGGCCGGTATTCACGCCGGCAGATATCACCGGCGAGGCTGATCCCGGTCGTGGCGCCCTGGATGGAAACCTGACCATCGCCCTGCTCACCGTTATCGCCGAGGTGAACAACTTGGGAAAGACGACCAGCTCAGTGAACTAGATGAGGTGTGGCATGAGCTGGTTATGTGCGGGATTGGCGGCAGAACCATTGCGGAAGCCAAGTCTCGCCTCAGCTACAGGGAGTTCCTGAGCTGGTGCAAGTTCCGGGACAAGCGGGGGAGCCTCCATGTTGGCATGAGGGTAGAGCGCGGCTCGGCATTGCTTGCTGCGCTCTACGCCAACTCGCATAGCAAGGAGACGTACAAGTTGTACGACTTCATGCCGCATGAAGAAGAGCCCGTAATCAGTCTAGATCAGGCCCTCGAGACCTGGGCCTAGTCCTTCGTTTTGCCCGGATCATTCCGGGCTTTTTCATTGGAGCCCGGTAATGGCATCACGCAGCCTAGGGACGCTTACGCTTGATCTCATCGCCAAGGTTGGCGGCTTCGTGGCCGGCATGGATGCCGCCGAGCGCCGGTCTGCCAAGTGGCGCGCCCAGGTCGAGAAGGACATGAAGGCGGCCGGAAAAACGATTGGAATCGCGCTCGGGGCTGGGGCCACTGCTGCGGCCACTGCCCTTGTCCTTGTCGTAAACAAGCAGCGTGACCTGATTGACCAGCAGGCAAAAGCCGCGCAGATGCTGGATACGACCTATACCAGCCTGGCAAACCTAGGCCGGGCCGGCGAACTCGGCGGCGTCGGCATGGAGAAGATCGAGGCGGCCAGTCGGCAGCTGAACCTAAATATCGGCAGAGCGATTGGCGGAACAAAAGCCCAGGCTGAGGCATTCGAACGTCTAGGTTTGAGCGCCCAGGATGTTTATGAACTGCCGCTTGATCAGCGCATTGCAACCATCAACCAGGCGCTGCGAGATAATGTTCAGGCATCCGAGCGGGCGTCTGTTGCTGCTGATATCTACGGCGCCAAGAACGCAAAGGCAATTCAGCAGCTTGACCCCGGGACAATTGCCGAAGCGGCGCGGCAAGTCGAACTGTTCGGTCTGAACCTTTCGGATGTTGACGCTGCAAAGGTCGAGATGGCCAACGATGCGCTGTCGACTTTCGGGCTGCTGGGCGATGGCATTGCCAAGCAGTTGACTGTTGAGCTGGCGCCGATTCTGAAGGCTGTAGGAGACCTGTTTCTGGAGTCTGCTGAAGAGGCAGGAGGCCTGGGCAATGTAGTGCAGGACTCCGTGCAGACAGCTGTCAATGCCCTGGCATTTCTGGCGGACGCTGCAGATGGGGTGAAGCGCGTTTTCGAACTCGCTGCGGACGCAATAATCACCGGTTTCAGCAAGGCATCCTCTATCGTTGCGAACAATGCTGCCTCGATTCTGAATGTGGTCAGTTACCTTCCCGGAGTTGACTACTCGGATACCGTTTCCAGCCTTCGCCAGTTCGCCACTGAGGCAAATGGCGTCGCCAGGGAAGCGATGGCGAATATTGATCAGACCTTGAGTCGCCCGCTAGCAGGGCAAGCGTTCAAGCAGTTTTATGCGGATGCACAGAAGGCTGCAGAAGATTCTGCGCAAGCCACCATTGATGCTCGAGAGGAGGTAAAGAAGACCGGCGATGCGTTTGTCGAAGAGTCGTCGAAAAGCCAGAAGGCGATAAAGCAAACAGTTGACGCTATCGACTCGCAGATCCGCGCGCTGCAATTGCAGGCGGAAATGGTTGGTATGAGCACGCGCGAGCAAACCTTGTTCAAGCTGGCGCTCGATGGCGCAACGCAATCCCAGCTTGATCAGGCTGAAGCGGCACTGAATGCAGTGGATGCATTCGACAAGGTGAAAAAGCAGCAAGAGGACTACAAGAGTCTTGTTGCCGACCTGCGCACCGAAGAAGAGCAGCTCACCGACCAGATGCGCGAGCGCCTTGCTGTTCTTGACGCAATGCAGGGCCTGAGCGATGAGGAAAGAAATCGTGTCGCTTCGCGGATCGTGTCTGACTCGTTCTCTGCTCCGCCTTCTTTCGGTGGCGCAGACGCTGTAGTCGCTGGGCCTCAAGGTGAACTCGACAAGATCGACAAGGCAGAGGAAGAACTTGAGAAGTGGTATCAAACCCAACTCGATCTTCTGAATGCCAGTCGAGAGGCAAAAGCTGAATTGACTGCTCAATGGGATGAGCAGGAATTGAAGCTAAAGCAAGAGCACGAAGATGCCTTGGCCGCCATTGAGCGTTCCCGTCAGCAAGTGACGATGAGCGCCAATGAGCAGTTCTTCGGAAACCTGAGCGGCTTGGCCAGGACTTTCTTCGGAGAGCAGTCGGGGCTCTACAAGGCGGCGTTTGTCGCCGAGAAATCCTACGCGATTGCGAAAACACTGCTGAATGCGCCAAAGACCGCCTCTGACGCTTATTCAGCGATGGCGGGGATTCCTGTTATCGGTCCCGCACTGGGGATTGCGGCTGCCGCTGCGGCTGTTACTGCCCAGCTTGCCCAGGTTGCAGCAGTGAAGAACGTAAACCTATCTGGCATGGCCCACGACGGTATTGATGCTGTTCCGGAGACCGGCACCTGGCTGCTCCAAAAGGGGGAGCGGGTAACGACCGCAGAGACGAGCGCAAAGCTCGACAGGACGCTTGATGACGTTCGGTCAAACCAGGGACAGAGCGGGAATACCACCGTCAACATCGTGGAGAACAAAGCCCGTGCAGGCCAGGTGGAGCGCCGGAGAGATGGGCGACAAGAGTTCCTGGAAGTGTTCGTGGCTGACATCAATGGCGACGGCCCGGCATCCAGAGCGATTGCCCAGGCATTCGGAATTCGAAGGAGCGGGACATGAAGCAGTACCCAAATATCTGCCCGCCTCAGCGGGAGGGCTATGGGCTTACCCCTGTTAGCCCTCTAATCCGCACGGAGATGCAGACGGGGAGGGCGAGGCAGAGGCGTCACTTCACCGCTACTCCAACTATGGCAAGCGTCAGGTGGAGGCTCAGCGACAGCGAGGCAATGCTGTTTGAGGCATGGTTTCGTGATGTTCTAGTGGATGGTTACCACTGGTTCGAATGCCCGCTAAAGACGCCTGAGACTCCTGATGATTTGCGTGCGTATGCCGCCAGATTCACCGACATCTATGACGGTCCAAAGCTGGTCAGCGGCAGTATCTCGCTCTGGGATTTCACCGCCACACTGGAGTTGCGTGAGCGCCCCGTCATCGATGCTGGGTGGGCCGAGATTCTGCCCGAGTACATCCTCCTCGCGGATATCTTCGACATCGCAATGAACAGGGAGTGGCCTCGCCATGTCGACGGCTCTTGAGCGGTTCTATGCATCGGATGGGCCGGATCTTCCGATTGCAACGATCGAGATTACTCGGCCCTCTAGGCCCGATCCGATCCTCATCTGTCAGGGGTTCAAAGACCTGACCTGCATGACAGAAGACGGACGGCTACTGACATTCATCGCTGGCGCTATCGACGTTTCGATCCCGAAGCGCGACAACAGCGGGAACCAGAACGTTGGCTTTGCGATCGACAACGTGACTGGCTTTGCTCAGCAATATATTGCCGAGGCCATCGACGCCGGAGAGCCGGTCACGCTTGTCCTGCGAATCTACATCGAAAGCGACCTGACTGCGCCGGCCGAGCGGCCGTATCGGATGCGCGTGAAAGGGGCCGACTTCGAAAGCCTCACTGTCCAGGTAGAAGCCGGCTACTACGACCTCATCAACACCGCCGCGCTGCGCCACATCTACAACGTTAGCGAGTTCCCTGGCCTCAAATACTGGCCCTGACCCCATGCCGAACAGATACCTCACCGCCATCTATACCGAGGGCGGACGGGCCCTGCCGTGCCTTGACTGCTGGGGCCTGACGCTCATCGCGCGGGTTGAGTTGTTCGGGCTGCCGATGCTGACCGACTTCGGCGGTGTCACGCGGCGCACCCCGGTTTCGATGCAAAGGGCGTGCGATACGGAGATCCAGCGCGCGCTCGAGCAATGCGAGCCAGGACCTGGGGTCATCGCCGCGGCCTACAGAGGGCGGCTGCTCGATCACGTAGGTCTGCTGGTCGAAGCGGATGGACGCCTCCAGGTTCTCGAAATCAACCCGGGAAGCGGGGTTTCACTCACCCCGCTCCAGAAGTTCTCCGACAAATACTCCAAGGTGGTCTTCTACCGTGATCGAAATCTACCCATCGCTCCTTGACGGAGAACCGCTGGAGCGGCATCCGATCGGCCGCAGGATGACGATTCATGCCTGGCTGACCGCGAATTCGCCCGGGTACCGCTGCCACGACGTACACCCGTTCTCTATCGGTGTTGTCCCCGCTGAGGTTGCGCTCTGCGATGACCTCACCGACAAGCAGAAAAAGGCCCATGAGGATTTCATCCATCCCGGTGAGTGGGCCGAGCGCATCATCGACCGCGGCGACATTGTGAGGATCTACAAGCTCCCGCGCGGGACTGATCCGTTCACGATTACTGCGGCCCTTTTCAAGGGGGCGCAATCGGTTTTTCGGATGCTCATGCCTCAATTGCCCGGCATGCCGACGAACCCCGGGCAGGGCGCGTCGCTCTCTGAAACCAGCGCGCGCGGGAACAAGGTAAAACTCGGCGATGCGATCCGCGAAGTTGCTGGCCGTCGTCTGATTTATCCCGACTACATCCTGCCGCCCAGGAAGTATTTCGCCGGTCCGCGTGAGCAGTGGACCGAAATGCTGTTGTGCATTGGCCGTGGTCGGTTCCAGATCGCCGAAGGTGCAGCGAAAATCGGTGACACGTCGTTCCTGGCACTGGGCGCTGATGCCTCTTTCCAGATTTTCGAACCAGGGCAGAACGTCAGCGGGCACCCGGCATCGGTCTGGTGGCACCTGGTTGAGGAAGTTGGTGCGAGCTCAACTGGTAATGCCGGCCTGGACCTGACCGAGAGCTCCAATCTCACCCCGAACCCGTCGGCAACTACGTTCACGTTTTCCGGAACGAACATCATCATTTCTGCCGGAGCCGGGTCGTTCCCCTCTGACTGGGTTGCGGGGACGATCCTGCGGGTTGAGGCGATGTACCCCTATTCGGTTAACGATGGCGGCGGGACGAATCGCGACGTCGTGACGGGGGATATCGCTCAGCTCGGGCTGGATGTTGGCGATGAGATCGAGGTTGTTGGCACCAACGGCGGCCTCTACATCGTAAACGACATCACCTCCACGTCGATGACGCTCAACTACAGCAACGGTTCTCCGGCGAATGCGCTCCAGACCGGGTCCGGCAGCGCCGCAATCGGCCCGCGCGGACTGCGCTATCGGATCACGTCCTACAGCGCGCAGCAACTCACCGTCGAGCGGCTGACCAGTGCCGGCGGTGTAGATGTGGACTGGCCTGGATTTACCGCGCTCAACTCGTCTACGTCTCGCGTCACGATCGATCCGACTAGCCTCGAAGGGGGCTGGCGCGGGCCATTCCCTGCATGCCCTGTATCGGAGAAGACCAACTTCGTCGAGATCGACGTGTTTTGCCCGGAAGGCCTGTGCGGCGTAGGCAGGGAAGGGCAGATCTACCAGATCCGCACCTATTACGACATCCAGTGGCGAGACATGGCCATCGGCGGCGCATGGACGACGGTCAGCAAGAACCATGCTGGAAGTTCTCTCGACCAGCAGGGTTTTACGGACGGCATCCCGCTGCCGTACATGATGCGGCCCGAGTTTCGCATCAGAAAAGTGTTCGTCAACCAGGGCGGCAACTCAACATCCGAGTACCGAGACCGCACCCAGTGGTACGGGATGCGCGCGCGCCTCCAGGCTCCATCGTCTTACGCCGGCGTCACGGTAATGGCTGTTCGGTATCGGTCGTCTGACCGTATCGCAGCGCAGACCGAAAGCCGCGTTTCGGTGGAAGCTACTCGCATGCTACCGACTCGGCAGAGCGGTGCATGGACACCCGAGATCGCTACGCGAGACATCGTCCCGTTCCTCTGCTACATCGCGAAGGAGCGCGGCTACACCGATGCGGATCTCGATCTCGAAGAACTGGATCGGCTGGACGCCATCTGGAAGGCCCGCGGCGACACGTTCGACATGATCTACGAGGACGGTAAGGTCACGGTCGCCCAGATCATGGACGACGTGCTTGCGGCCGGGTACGCCGAGAAGACCATCAAGCGCGGCGTGATCTCTGCGGCCCGAGACGAGCCAAGGACAACATTCGGGCACATGTACTCGCCGCAGAACATGGATGGTCCACTGAGGATCAGCATCAGCGCTCCGTCAGAGGACGACTACGACGGAGTTGATGTGGAGTTCGTCAATGCCAACGGCTGGATCGAAGATACCGTCCAGTGCCGCCTGCCCGGCGATGTCGGTCGGAAGGTCGAGAAAATCACGGCTGTCGGCGTAACAAACCGCGACCGAGCCTGGCGCTACGGGATGCGCCGCAGGATGGCACAGCGATACCGGCGAACCGAGTATTCGTTCGATACCGGCCTCGACGCGCTGAACAGCGAGTTCTGGGATTACGTGGCCCTCGCCGGCGATGTTCCCGGTACCGGATTGGCGCAGAGCGCATACCTGAAATCGTTCGTGATCTCGGGAAACTCGGTCCTAATCGAGTCCAGCGAGCCGCTCGACTGGTCGCTCCTGTCCTCCCCAGCACTGTACCTGCGCCGCCCAGATGGAACGGTATCCGGCGGATACCCGGCATCTCGGATCGACGACTACCGGCTGAGCATTCCCAGCATCGATTTTGTCCCTGATGTTTCCTGGGAAATCGAACCGCCGCACCTGCTGCTGGGAAACCCATACCCGGTGCTGATCAGTTCCATCGATCCCAACGGAAATACCGCGGCATCTGTTCGTGCGGTGAACTACGACCCCAGGGTCTACACCTACGACAACGCCAGCGCCCCAAACTGACCGCACACGAAAAACCATAGCCCGCCATAGAGCGGGCTTTTTCATGCTAGGAGAAAAGTATGACTTACGACACCGGCGACCTTCCGCTCGGCTCGAAGGACCCTCGCGCTCTGTACGAAAACGCTGAGCATCTCGATTTGGCAATGAACTCGCTGGATCAAGATCGCTGGATGGACCGTGGGCCTCAGCGCCCTCCGGTTGCACGATGGACCTGGTGGGGAATAGAGCAGTATGTCATGCAGTGGCTCGCCGCTCAGGGATTTGAACCGACCCCTCTCGAGTATGTCGACGGCTCCCCGCTGATTGTTGATCGCCCGAATCAACTGATTCAGCGTGACGGGAATCTGTATAGCGTTCAACTTCCAGCAGATTTCCCGGTCAGCCTCAGCGGGAACTGGGCCACCGACGAGAGTCTGCTGGTTGCCCAGGTCGACCGCTCGCTGCGTCAGCAGTTGAGAGCTCCGGGTGGCGCCGGAATGATCGGTTACGATCCGGCGGAAACGTACCCATCAGATACGGTTGGGTACGAACTGCAGGCTCTACGTTCTGCTCGGCGCATTGCGATCAGTTCGTTCTGGCCAGCCGGCGGAGGAGATGACGGTACTTCCGCATGCGAGGCCGCGATTGTTGCGGCTGGGGCTGGCGGAGAGGTGTTCTTTGATGTCCCTGACTTCATCATCACTCGAAAGCTAGTCCAGCTTCAGAGCCAGAAGTGGTATGGGCGCGGAGGGCAGCGAGGGACGACGATTCGCAAGGGGGCGGACATCGACATGATCGAAGTTTCCACTCTCGGCACTATTACCGACATCAACCTAGAAGGCGTGGGCGCTACGTATACAGGCAAAGGATTTGTTGTTCCGTCTGGTTTCAGCCAGAACTTGGTGCGTTGCCGCGCCGTGAATATGGGGGGGGAGCCTCTGTATTTCGCCCTTAATGCGGGGGGAGGAGCCAACGTAACGGCGTTCGAGGGATATCCACTCGATACCTCTCTCTATGCTGGTATCGCGATTGCCGGCGATACTACACCTCACCCGCGCTTTTTCCGCGGGATATGGCTAAGTGGGGCGAATTTTGCTCTTGGTCCTGGGGCGGGCAATGGCGGATCGTTGACGCAGTTCTATGTTCGAGACCTGAGATTCGATGCGACTTCTACACTGTTCCACATTTCCAATGGGCGCTGCGCGACGCTTGGGGCTACGACGACCATTAAGGGCTTTGATCACTCAATTGATGGGGTTGCCTTCGCAGGTCCCGTAGCGCTTGATTCTGCCCAGGGTATCAACCTCGGACCTTCGTGTTCTGTCCCAACGTTTACGGAAAACCCTTCAAACTGCCAATACAACTCAGTGTATGTCCAGCGCAGGACGTACACCCCTACATGGACGCAGACGTCTGCTACGCCGTCGGTGGGGAACGGTACGCTGACCGGGAACTACATCCGCCATGGCCATCAGTGCATGGTTGAGATCGAGCTTGTGGCTGGGTCTACGACGAGCTTCGGTGATTCCACATCAGCATATCGGTTCTCCCTTCCGTTCCCTGGGCATCTTTCGTTCAACCAGAAGCGGTTCCCTGTGCGAATTTATGATTCGAGTGCAGGAGCTGATTTTACTGGCTGGGCATCTATTGGTGCCGGTCAAGACTACATAACGATTGCGGTTGGTGCACAGCAAGTGCGCGCCACGTCACCCATGACCTGGGCGAATGGAGACACCCTGGAGTGCTCGTTCTCCTATATGACACGCTAGCGCCGTTGTGCCATGATCGCCGGTCCTCACGGCGGCGATCATGGAGAACTCGCGGTGTCATCAATGAAATACATTCCAGGGGTTGACGGACTACGGTCAATTGCTGTAATGAGCGTGCTCCTGTTCCACGCAGGATTTAGCTCTCTAGCTGGCGGATTCGTTGGCGTTGACGTCTTCTTTGTGATCAGTGGTTTCTTGATCACTCAGTTGATTTACAAGGAGGTCTCAAACACTGGAACCTTTGACTACCACAGGTTCTACTCGAGGCGCGTGAGACGCCTTTTTCCTGCGTTATTCGTAACAGTTTTAGTTAGCTTTATTTGTGCAAACCTTTTTTTCAGTCCAGAGCATTTAAGTAGATTTTCCGGAGAGGTTATTTACTCTCTATTCTCGTTGTCTAATTTTTACTTCTGGAGTGAGAGCGGTTATTTTAACACCGCGTCTGATTTCAAGCCTCTTCTGCATACATGGTCTCTATCTGTAGAGGAGCAGTTTTATATATTCTGGCCAATTCTTGTCGTTTTCTTTGGAAAGAGATTTGGTTCCAAGGGAGTGGTTTCGTTCCTCTTGATCTCCGGTATTGCTAGCCTTCTAGGAAACGTTTCCTTCATTGATGGATCTAGCGTCCTTGTTTCGTGGGCTGGAACGGTTGTATCTGGGTGGTTCTCTGATGGCGCATCGACAATATTTTATCTAACGCCATTTCGCGTTTTCGAGTTTTGTCTGGGTGCTATCATTGTATTTCTTCCAAAAGTTAACTCTTCTTCTGTTCATAACTTTCTGTTCGCATCAGGCGTTGCGCTGATTGGATATTCTGTTTTTGAGTTCAATGCACTGACTCCATTCCCAACCTATAACGCCTTGATTCCATGTGTGGGGTCTGCTCTTGTAATATATTCTTCCGGCTCTTATTTTTCTAAGCTGACAATATCTACGTCGCCATTTGTATTCCTCGGGAAGATTAGTTATTCGATATACTTGGTTCATTGGCCGATTATCGTATTCTATAAGTACTATTATTCAGGGGATGTATCGCTATCTGCTAAGGTTGCCATTGTCCTAGTGTCTGTTGCGCTCGGATATCTGCTGTTCAGGTTCGTTGAAACTCCATTTCGCAGCCAGAGTGGCAAGACTATATCCAGTAACGGTTTCAACTTGTCCTGCTTGATGCTTTCTTGTCTTCTTGTGGTTCCATCTGCAACCGCATGGGGAAATTCAGGCTGGACGTGGCGAGTATCCGAGCCGCCAAAAGGGATTGCTGCTCAACTGGCTGATTCTAAGAAATTCCACATAGACCAGTATGGAGGAAACGGATATCAGGAGAGGGGATGGATTAGCGGGGGAGGTATTGCGGATGTGGTTGTTATTGGTGATAGCCATGCACGACAGTATGCATACGGACTAGATCAAGTCCTCGGCAAGCCAGAGAAGCTCAACATTTACCTTAGCTCTGTTAGCTGCATTCTGCTTCCCGGTATGACCAGGTTGACGCCAGGAACCGATTGGGATTCGCTGTGCTCGGCAGCACTCGATGATGCGCTTGCGGCTCTGGACAGAAACCCAAAGGCGGTTCTTGTGATAGCTCAACTATGGGTTGACCAGTTAACGATAGCTGCGACAAACCCTGGGCACGTACCTGTTCCAGATAGTAAAGACGCTGGTGGATACCGCCTGCTTATCGAGAAGATACGTGAACTCAAGAGCCGGATCGGATCGCGAAAAATGATCGTGATCGGAAATGTGCCTGGTGCTGGCTCTCCGGATATTGCCGGGTGCTACAACCGACCGAGCATTGCGAGAGGCTACTGTCTTTCGAAAATTGGCATTCCCTATTCGGATGTTAGGTCTGTAGCGATTAACAAGGCTCTTGCCGACGTCTCAAAAATACCAGGCGTGCTCTTCATAAATCCGCATGATGTTTTCTGTCATGATGGCTTCTGCAAATCTATTGCGCACGACTCGATCTTGTACAGCGACAGTAATCATCTTTCTAAAGCTGGTTCTGAATATTTTGTGTCAAAAGAGAAGGGCAATATCTTGACGCATATAAAGAGACCTCCAGAATTGTCCTTGTCAAAAGGTAGCTAGTTAGAAGCCCGCATTAAGCGGGCTTTTTTATTTCAGGAGAACGTATGCCTATCACCGAGCAGCAGTTGCTGCATATCCTCCCGAACGCCGGCCCTCGAGCCGGCGTTTTTGTTGGTGCGCTGAACCGCGGGATGACGCGGTTCGGTATCACTTCGCCGGTGCGCGCGGCGGCATTCCTCGCCCAAGTTGGCCACGAAAGCGGCCAGTTGACCCGCCTGGTGGAGAACCTCAACTACAGCGCGCGCGGCTTGGCGGCGACCTGGCCGAGCCGGTACCGCGATGCCGACGGCCAGCCCAACGCCCTGGCGCAGCGCCTGGCGCGGAACCCACGGGCTATCGCCAACAACGCCTACGCATCGCGCAACGGGAACGGCGATGAGGCCTCCGGAGACGGCTGGCGTTTCCGCGGGCGTGGGCTGCTGCAGATCACCGGCCGGGCGAACTACCGCGCCGCCGGCGCCGGGCTGGGCCAGCCGCTGGAAGCGGAGCCGGAACTGCTCGAGCAACCGGAGTGGGCGGCGATCTCGGCGGCCTGGTGGTGGGCCAGTCACGGCTTGAACGACCTGGCCGACCGTGGTGAGTTCGCCGCCATCACCCGCCGGATCAACGGCGGCATGAACGGCCAGGTAGAGCGCCTGGCGCTGTGGGAGCGAGCTACGGAGGTATTGGCATGAGCGCCTTCGTCCGAGTGTCGCCAATCCTGGAGAAGGCAGACGGCAAACTGTTCTTCGATTGCCCAGGCTGCGAGATGCTGCACGGCGTCAACGTCGAGGTCGACGGTCCGCCGCGCTGGAGCTGGAATGGCAGCGTCGACAAGCCGACTTTCCATCCGTCGATCCTGTGTCGCTATCCATGGCGACTACTGGAGAACGGGGAGCGCGAACAGGTCGTCTGCCACTCCTTCGTTACCGATGGCCGCATCCAGTTCCTGAGCGACTGCACGCACCACCTGGCTGGCCAGACGGTCGATCTGCCGCAACTGGAGGGTGACGAATGACCTGGCTCAGCTACTGGAAGCCCCTGGCCCTGGTGCTTGCCGCGCTGCTGCTGATCGGCGTGGGCGCCGCCGGCGGTGTCTGGATCGGCGCGCGGCACTACCGGCCACAGCTCGATGCCGCATTGGCAGATCTGGTCGCCTGCCGCGCCGCCCGGGGAGAGTTGGAATCCGCAGTGGCGGAGCAGGTCCGGCAGGTTGCCGCGCTGCGTCAGGCTGATGAACAGCGCGCCCGGGATGCAGCCCAGGCGCTGGAGCAGGGACGACAGCAGGCCGCCGAGCGATATGCCGCGGCACAGCGCCTGCTGTACCAGCGAACCGCCGGCGAGCAGTGTGCGGCCGCCGATGCGGTCATCGATCAGGAGTTGGGCCTATGAAGCTGCAGGCGTGGCGAAAGACTGCAGGTGCAGCGATTTTCGGCAGGTGCAGCCAAAAAGCGCAGGTGGTGCAGGTGCTGGGGTTGGTGTTCGCGCTGGCGGGATGCGCCGGCCGGCAGGAAGCCGAGCCGCGCACGGTGCGCGTAGAGGTGCCGGTGGCGGTGCCTTGCCGAGTGCCGGCGGTGGAGGTGCCGGCTTGGGCAACCGCTGGGCTGAGGAAGGGCGACGATATCCAGACCAAGGTCCGTGCGTTGCTCGCCGAACGCTTGCAGAGGATCGGATACGAGGCGCAGCTCCTGGCTGCGAACCAGGCCTGTCAGGATTAGGAGTAGACTACGGCCTTTTCCTACGAGGGCAGGGCATGCTGGTGATTCGATTCAAGGGCTGGTCGGTGAAACTCGACCACCAGGTGGGCAGCGCTGGGAAACATGGCATCTGGTCGTTCCACGGCTCGGAGAGCAGCTACGTACCGGACATGGAGACGATTCTCCGGCATGCTGCTATTCGGCCTGCGGAGCCGAAAGAAGGCGGGGAGGTCGAGGTATTCATCTGTGATTCGCGTATGCCGCAGGACGAATGGCGGGCGGTAGGGACCGGCGTCGCGGCTTATGAGGCCGAGCGCTGAAAGTCAGGCCCACCGCCATGGCCGGAAGTCGCTTGGGATCTGCTCGACAAGCAGCAGCGTGCCGCCAGCGTCGAGCTCGATCTCCAGACCGCGCACAACGCCGGCGCGCTCAAGCGCCTGGCCCATGCGCAAGTATGTTATCCCGTCCAGGGGATCCCGGCCGAGGCAGCCCAGGCGCTGTAGCTCGGGTGCGGGCCCGTGGTAGATGCCCTCGTCGTCCACGCTCCCGACGACGGCGCCGCCGTCGAGCACGTCGTAGCAGCAGTCAGCGCAGTAATGCGTCTCGCGCGTTATGCTGTGCTCGATCGCCCATGAGTACATGCCGAGGGCGTCGGTGACCATGTCGTGCCGGTCCTGCAACCCCACGACGCCGCACTGGTAGAGTTCGTTGGCCTCGGCGACCAGGTACAGGTACTGCTCATCCGCGGCGTACAGCCAAGCGGCATGCTGCCGTATCGCGGCGAGCCATTGGGTGACGCGCTGGTGGTGGCAGATACGAGGGTCGGAGTAGGACAT